TCATGCGTGCTGGCCGTGCCGGTCTCGATCCTGCGGATGAACTTGTGTTTCTTGTCCACGTTGATCGAAAGCTTGTAGCCGAAATAACTCTTGCCGTGCTTCTTCGTCCAGGTGGCGTCGATATCCTTCTGCCGCCAGCTTGGCTGGCTTCCAGTCAGCGGGCAGCGCATTCTGCTCAAGCAGTTCCTTCTCGCTCCTGCTGTTGTGCTGCTTTGGCACGGGCACCAGGGTGGCGTCGATAATCTGCCCACCACGGGCGATGAAGCCCTTCTTGAGCAACTGGGCTGTGACGCCGTCAAACAAGGCTTTCGCGCCCGCTTCACCGATGCGGTTCTCGAAGGCCCATACCGTGGTGCGGTCCGGGATAGTCGTGGCGTTCGCCAGCCCGCAGAACCGCTTGTAGCTCATGCGATCAAGCAGCTGGTACTCCATCTGTTCGTCGGACAGGTTGTACAGGCGTTTCAAGACCAGGATGCGCACCATCGTCTCCGTCGGATACGGCGGGCGCCCGCCCTGCGGACTCACCGGACGGGGCGCTACCCGGTCAATCTCAGCGGCCAGCGCCACAAAGTCAATGTGCGACTCAATCTCGGTGAGCGGATCACCGAGCGTGTCGATCTTCTTGCGGTGCTGTTCGTCAGCGAACAGGTCAGTCTTGATGCCACTACGCGGTTTCATCGGGCTGGGCTACGGCTAAATTCAGGACGATGTAATTTTACCAAGGGCGGGGGCGAGAAGGTTTTTCGAGGTGCCCAGCTATCTTCCACCGGCTCCTCGTCCTGGTCCCGCCGCCACCGGTACTCGGCATCCGGCATCAAAAGCAAGGTTAGCGTGTAGCCGTAGTTGCCGGCCACCTTGGTCATCTCGGTGATCGGCATCTCGGCCGGCTCGCGCGCGAACCAGACCTGTGCCCGGGTGTCGTGCGACTGCGGTGCGCCGGTGCAATTGCGGCTGTGTGCAAATGCGGATTGAGGCAGCTCGATGGTGTTCTTGCGCGTCGCAAAGAAGGCCCCGGATTTGAATGCTGCTTCGTTCGATGACGCCCACAGCATATGATCATCGCGGCTGGCAACCAGCACGGCACGCTTGGGTGCAATTTCCAGCCAGCGGATTGCAGCAGCCGTGAGCGACACGCCATACCGGTCCGCGCAGTGCCCCAGCAGGTCAAAGCTCACGGTCTCGCCATCCACCTGTCGCCGGAAATCATCCAGCGGCATCAGCAAGGTGGTGGCAAAGTCGTCCGCCTCCTTCTCGATGTCCCGGCTACCTTTGCCTTCACCGCTGGTCTCGATGTCGCCGGCGCCACACGCGAACTCCGCTTGCTGGTGCCGGTGCAGCAGGTAGTGGCCGAACTCGTGGGCGACCGTGAAGCGCTTGCGACCTTCGGAACTCACCGCGCTGTTGTAGAGGATCAACCACTTGTTCCGCGCCTTGTTGGCCGCGAGCATCCCTTCGAAACCGTCCAGATCTTCGCCCTTGACTTTGGCAATCGGTGCATCGCGGAATTTCTGCAGGGTGTATTCCAGTGCAACGTCTTCAACCGGCACCGGGAAACGGTCTGTGCCGAAGACCTGGTTGAGCAGGTTCGAGATGTCGTTGGCCTCGGCCTTGGGGCGCTTCTGGTCGGTCATTCGTCGTCGTCCCAGGCGTCCAGTATCTTGCGGATTTGCTTCTTGGTGTTCTCCGGCATCGCCTTGTACTTGCGGAAGAACGCCTCATCGACCACCTCGGCATCAGGGGTGGCGGCGGTGTGGCTGAGCAGGAACTCGGCGGTCACATCCAGTGCCGCTGCAAGCTTGCTGAGCTTGTCGGCCGATGGATTGGGGTCATCGCGGTTTTCCAGCTCCCAGATATAGCTCTTGCTCGATTCGGTGAGCTCGGCCAGTTGCTCAAGGCTTAGTTTCTTTTGCTGGCGCAGCGCGCGCAGCTTGTCACCCAGGGGAGATGGCATCGCAGTCTCCTATCTTTGGTTCGTACAAAGCCCAAGAATATACCACTATACCGAACGAATCCGCACCTGCTTGACAAACCCATCAGGCGTAAGAAATAATCCCTATAAAGTTCGGTATATCGAACGAAATAGGCCGGCAGAGTGCGGTGACTCCGCCGACCACGGGATTGGGCCAGGGTGCGCCAGGGAGCAGTCGGACACACGAGGCCATGTTTTTGAGGAGACAGCACACACCATGGCCGCATTCAATTACCGAGACATCATCCGCCAGGTGCCGCCGCGCAGCTGGCAATACTACTTCCAGGCCCGGGGCATGGCACTGCCCGAGGGTGCTGACTGGACGCAAGAGGCCGAGTCCCTGCATAAGCCGATTCTGCAGGCGTTGGAGGCGCTCCAGGAATCCCAACAGAGCCCCATCTATGCCGAGCTGCGCCGGGTCAAGGCGCTGGCCAACCGACGCGGCGTCCAGGCACTGAGCAACGCCGTGCCGCTGGGCGATGCGATGCTCGAGGACTTCGAGCACCACGCGAGCGACGCCGAGCGTGCCTTGTGGGCGTTGGCCAACTGGCCCCAGCGCTTCGATACCGCCGAATCCTTCCTGCGCGCCAATGCACAAGTGGGTGGCCGCAGCTGGCGCCGGCTCTATCTGCCACCGGAACAGGTACTGCATTGCCAGCCCGAGGACATCGATGGATTGCGCCGCGCACTGGCCCTCGCCTTCACGCCGAAGAAGGGGCGCCCGCGCGCCTGCGAGATCGATGTGCTGACACGCCACCTCGATGGTGGTGTGCAGCTTGACATCCGCATCGAGGACAACCTGCAGCGCAGCCTGGAGTTCGGTCCGGACGACTGCACCATCTGGCGCGATGTGCGCCCGCCCCAGTTCATGACGGTGATTCTGTATCCGGCCAATGGGGTAATTGACCTGCTGATGACGGGTGGTGCCAAGGCGCGTGAGAAATTGCTGGCCCCGCTGGGCCAGTTCGTGTTTCGCAAGCCCATTGTGCCCATCGCGGTGCCACAGCCGATGTTCCTGCTTAACCGCCTGCGCCAGGGCGTGTGGCCCGATGAACACAGTGGGTTGGATTTGCGTGACTACGGGGTGGTCCAGGCGCGCCTGTCCGAATGCCGCGTCAGTGCCATCCAGCCGCCTGCGTGTGATTTCATCATTAAGCCACCGGCAGGCAAAGACAGCCCGGATGTACTCGCGTGCGTACGCGACAAACACGCGGATAGGTTGCTGGGGCCGGGTTTTGACATCCTGGATGCAGTGATCAGCCTGTATTTCGAGGCGGCCGATGGCGCCCGGCAGCACCGGGTCGTTCACATCCGCGTCAAGCCCACTGGCATTGCCAATTTGCGCGACATGGAAGAGGCCGAGGCTCAGTTAGCCCAAGCCCTGCTACGCGCTCTGGGCGTGATGCAAGATCCACCGACGTTGGTGGCGGCCGATGAGGCCGTGGCAGGCAGTGAGGCCCTGTGAGCGAAGTCCCGATCAACGCGCCCGCACTGGCCGAACTCTGTGCCTTGCTGGAGACGCCCGGCCAGCAGTTGTTGCCGGACGCGGTGGGGCTTGGCGGGCGGGCAGCGCTGTACCAGCGTCTGCGCGACTGCGAGGCGCTGAGCCTGGCGCCAGACATTGCGCACGAGGTGCTGTGTCCGGATTGCCGGGAGCATCGGGTGCGACCGCTGCCTGTGGCGGGTGTGCCAGGACGCTACCGTGCGCTGTGCTTTGAGTGCGGTGACGTCGAGCTACCCAAAGACCAGGTTCGGTTGTGGCAGGCCCACCCGGCCAAGGTGGCCGATTGGCTGCACCAGGCCCTGGGGTTGCGAGGTCGGCACGCCCTGACCGAACTTGTCCCGGGCGTGCTCTGGCATTTGGGTGAGCTGGAGGTTCGCCGGCACAGACACAGTTTCTTTTTTGGCTGCCGACTAGACAGTGACCCGGCACGGGCACGCGCGAAGCTGGCCGAATTGGCCGTGCCGGGTGCCGAAGCGATCATTACGACCACCGAAGCGACGGAACTTAAGACCTCGCCCCTGGCCGACTGCCGGTTGATTGCGCTGCGGGCGGTCGCGCAACTGCGCAAGGGACACCTGACGCTTGAGCCGCTCGATGGGTATTTCGATGGCCTGATACCGCCTGTGATCAGTGATGAAACCTCGCTGCGGTTGCTGCACGCCCGGCGCGTTGTGCTGATTGGCGGTGTAGAGCACACGCTCTCGCCGCAAGTCTATGGCTTTCTGAAGGTGTTGGAAGACGCCGACGGCGACGAGGTGCACAAGCGCCAGATCGCCCAGGCGCTGGGCATTGCCGAGAACTTCCGCTTGGCCGACATCAAGAAACGCCACAAGCCGGTGTTCGACACCTTCGTGCAATCGGACGACAAGGGCAATTTCTGGCTGCGCCCGGAGTATCTGCTGCTGGAAGGCAGCTGAGGCAGGGGGGTGGGCAGGTTGCCCACCCCTTTGCCCACCCCTCGGGGTATGCCTGAAGCATCACGCGTGATCACTCTCCACCGCCCAGCACACCGCTAGCCCCCTTCATTCATTGCGCTTTCGCTGATTCGCCCGTCCGGCCTGGCCGTGACGGGCTTTTTTGCGTCTGGCGGTGGGCGAACCCCCTATTTACCAAATCTGCCCACCCTTTCTGTCCACTTTGCCCACCGGTTTGCCCACCCCCTGGTTGGGACCATGGCCCTGCAATTTTGCACATGACAACAGGAGCCAAAACGTGAGCATCAAGCACCTGAATCAACGCCAGCTGGCCGAGCGCTGGGGCGTGAGCGAAGCCAGTCTGGAACGCTGGCGCACCGAGGGCATCGGCCCGATTTTCCTGAAGCTGCAAGGCCGCATTGCCTACCGCCTGGAGGACATCGAGGCGTTCGAAGCGCAGAACCTGCACAAGAGTACTTCCGAGCGCGTCAGCGCAGGAGGTGTGGCATGAGCGCACGCCTGAATGCCGAGGTGGGCACGAATCTGCCCACCGGTTTGCCCACCCCTTTGCCCACCCCCCTGTCGGCGGCCATGGAGACCGCAGGCATCACCCTGCCGATCCCCTTCCTCGATCTCTCCGCCCAGGTCATCCGTGACCTGCCGCTGGAGAACGTCAGCACCCTGCAGCGCTTCATCACCGAGGCCAAGTCCGAACTCGCCACCCTGGCGGCCATGGTGCAGACCGGTCTGGAGATGCGCTACGCCGATGAGGCTCGCGCGCAACTGCTCGCCAAGGGTCAGGACACCGGCACTGTACATCTGGAGGACGCCGGTTACGACATCACCGTCGAGATCGGCAAGGACGTGAAGTGGGAGGCCAAGGGCCTGACCGAGCTGGTCGCCAAGATCGAAGCCACCGGTGGCGATCCGCGCGAGTACATCGAGATCAAGTACAGCGTCAGCGAGGCCAAGTTCAAGGCCTGGCCCCAGACCCTGCGTGCGCCCTTTGAAGCCCTGCGCACCGTCACGCCCAAGGCGCCGAAGTTCGTGCTGCGTCGCCTGGACACGAATGGGGAGGGCAAGTGATGACCACGGCCTATCCCCTGCATCCGGCCGCCGAGATCTTCCCGGTGATGGATGAGGCGGCTTTCGCAGCCCTGGTGGCGGACATCGCTGCCCATGGCCAGCGCGAGCCGATCCTCCTCCTCGACGGCCAGGTCATCGATGGCCGCCACCGCCTGCGCGCCTGCGAACAGCTGGGGCTGGAGCCCCTGGTGCGCGAGGTCAGTGCCGACGATGGTGATCCCTTCGGCCTGGTCGTTTCGCTCAACCTGCATCGTCGGCACCTGACCGAGAGCCAGCGGGCGATGGTGGCGGCGCGCCTCGAAACCTTGTCGCATGGCCAGCGTGCGGATGCACTCAGAGATGCAAATTTGCATGTCTGCTCAAGAAGCAATGCCGCCGAAACCCTGTCAGTTTCAGGCCGAAGTGTGGCTCATGCGGCCAAGGTACAGGCGTTAGGTGTGGAGGAATTGGTCCAGGCTGTAGATCACGGTGATCTCTCGGTATCCATGGCCGCCAATCTCGCACGTCTGCCCGCCGACACCCAGCGCGAAGTCCTCGCCAAAACCCCCGAGGAGATCCGCGCCATTGCCCGCGAGGTGAAGACGCGCATCAAGGAAGCCGGCGTCTGCGGCCCTTCGGCCGTGAAGATCTTCGACCAGGTCGCTGCCGACCGTGACCTCTCTGGGCTGGAGCAGTGCGCCGTGGTCGAGGTGATCAATGCCGAAGAACCGCCGCTGCCCACCCCGAGTGAGGCCAAGCGCATCGCCCGCGAAGGTGCGCCGGGCTTGATGGTGCTTGCCAGCGACGGCCGCTACCACACCGCCCCGGGCGACCCCGAAGAGAACGCGCGCATGGAGCGCTGGATGCGCCTGCGCGAAGGGCTGGAGCTCATGGCCACTGTCCCGTTCCCGCCCACGGTCGCCGTCGACGCCATCCCCGCCTACCAGCACAAGAACGTCAGCGACTGGCTCGCGCGCGCTGTGCCCTTCGTCAATCAACTCAACCAACTCTGGAGCCAACACCATGCGTAATCCCGTCATGCGTGCTTTGCGCGAAGCCGTGCGCGCAGAAATCAGCAACGCCTTCGAAATGATCGGCCATGCCCGCCCGCGCGAGGTCGCGCGTGTCGTCTGCGCCTTGCACCCGAGTGATGTGCAAAGCATCGGCGCCCGTCTGGCCGAAGACGCCCTGACCGAGATTGCACGGCGCGAGCTCAAGAAGAACACCCAGGGTCGTGATCTGGTCAGCCAGATGCAATTGCCCGGGGTGCCCGAGACCCTGACCGCGCAACTGCCGCCAGCCATCAGCATCCCGCTCGACGGCGAGCAGGAAGACGAGGACGGCGAAGGCGTCATCTACAAGCCGCTGGCGCAGGCCACGCTGGCGGACGTCGAAGCCCACCTGCAGCTGCTGGCCACCCAGATCAATGCCGACACCCGTCGCCACCGCGCCTTGAAGGAGTTGCGCGATCTGGCTTTGGCCGCTGGTGCCACCGGCGACAGCCCGCTGCTGTCGGCCTTCGGCGCGGCCGAATCCGTGACGACGGAGGTGGCGTGATGGCTTTCCCAATCATCTCCGCCGATCAGCGCCTGGCCGAGCGCCATGGCGTCAAGCTCGTCCTGCTCGGCAAGAGTGGTCTGGGCAAGACCACCCAGCTCAAGACCCTGCCCGAAGACAGCACCCTGTTCGTCGATCTGGAAGCCGGTGACCTGTCGGTCAAGGACTGGCGTGGCGACTGCGTGCGCCCCAAGACCTGGCCGGAGTTTCGCGATCTGGCGGTGTTCCTGGCGGGACCGAACCCGGCCCTGCCCGCCGAGGCGCCGTTCTCACAGGCGCACTTCGACCACGTCTGCCAGCAGTACGGCAGCCCGGCACAGCTGGAGCGCTACCAGTACTACTTCGTCGATTCGATCACGGTGCTCTCGCGCCTGTGCCTGACCTGGGCCAAGAGCCAGCCGGCGGCGTTCTCGGATCGCACCGGCAAGGCAGACCTGCGCGGTGCCTACGGCTTGCTCGGCAGCGAAATGATCGGCGCGCTCACGCACCTGCAGCACGCCCGAGGCAAGCACGTGATCTTCGTCGCCATCCTCGACGAGGTCACCGACGACTTCAACCGCAAGGTCTTCGCCCCACAGATCGATGGCGCCAAGACCAGCCTGCAGCTGCCCGGCATCGTCGATGAGGTCATCACCCTGACGGAGCTCAAGACCGCTGAGTCGGAAGGCGGCGAAGCCTACCGGGCCTTCGTCTGCCACACGGTCAATCCCTGGGGTCTGCCCGCCAAGGACCGCTCCGGCCGTCTCGATCTGGTCGAGCCCCCGCACCTCGGTCAGCTGATCGCCAAGTGCGCCCAGGCGCAAAGCAGCACGCGACCCGCTGCCAGTCCGCTCACCACCGGGCTGCCGACCAGCGCATCCGCCGACTTCCCCCCCGAATCCACCCCTTCGCAGTTTTCGCAGGAGTAATCCGCCATGAGTTTCTTCGACTTCAACACCGCCGACCAACAGCAATCGTTCGACCTGATCCCCAAGGGCACGCTCGCTCGGGTGCGCATGAGCATCAAGCCCGGTGGCTTCGATGATGCTGCCCAGGGCTGGACGGGCGGCTGGGCAACCCAGTCCCATGACACGGGGGCTGTCTATCTCGCCTGCGAGGCCGTGGTCATGGAAGGCCCGTTCGCCCGCCGCAAGGTGTGGTGGAACATCGGCCTCTTCAGCCCCAAGGGTCCGACCTGGGGCAACATGGGCCGCACCTTCGTGCGTGCCGCGCTCAACAGCGCCCGCAACATCCACCCCGGCGACAACAGTCCCCAAGCCCAGGCGGCCCGGCGCATCAGCGGCTTCGGCGATCTGGAAGGCCTGGAGTTCGTCGCCCGCTTCGACATCGAGAAAGATGGCCGGGGCGAGGACAAGAACACCATCAAGGCAGTGATCGAGCCCGATCACAAGGACTACGCCGCGATCATGGGCGTGGCCTCCAAAGGTAATCCGGGTGGCGGCCAGTCCGGCGCACCGGCAGCCGTTGCCGCGCCGGGCTACACCCCGCCTGTCGCTACGCGTCCTGCATCGTCCAGCGTCCCCGGCGGCAAGCCCGCCTGGGCGCAGTAAGGGGAGGCCATCACCATGATGCTGCGTCCCCGACAAACTCAACTGGTCGAGCGCACGCTGGCGGCGCTCGGTCAGCACGGCAACACCCTGGCGGTGGCGCCGACCGGGTCGGGCAAGACGATCATGCTCTCGGCCGTCACCGGCCGGGTGCTGACCGAGCCGGACGCCAAAGCCTGCATCCTCGCGCACCGCACCGAGCTCACCGGACAGAACCGCGCCAAATTCTCGCGGGTGAATCCGACGCTCACCACCTCGGTGGTCGATGCCAACGAGAAGTCCTGGGCGGGTCATGCCACCTTTGCCATGGTGCAGACGCTCTCGCGTAAGGCCAACCTCGCGCAGATCCCGACCCTGGATCTCCTGGTGATCGACGAGGCCCACCACGCGACTTCGCCGAGCTACCGGGCGGTGATCGAGCGTGCCCAGCAGAAGAACCCCAAGCTCCTGCTCGCAGGGCTGACCGCAACCCCGAACCGGGGCGATGGCACCGGCCTGCGCGAGGTCTTCAGCAACGTCGCCGACCAGATCACCCTGGGCGAGATGATCGCCGCCGGCCATCTGGTGCCGCCGCGCACCTTCGTGATCGATGTTGGCGCCCAGGAAGCCTTGGGTCAGGTGCGTCGCACGGCCATCGATTTCGACATGGATGCGGTGGCAGCGATCCTGAACAAGACTCTGGTCACCGAGTCCGTGATCGCCAACTGGAAGGACAAGGCCCCGGGTCGCAAGACCATCGTGTTCTGCTCGACCGTGGCGCACGCCGACGCGGTTACCCGAGCGTTCAACGCTGCCGGCATCAGCGCACGGCTGATCCATGGCGAGTTGCCCGATGCCGACCGCAAGGCACACCTGGCCGCCTATGAGCAGGGTGATGTGCTGGTGCTGGTCAATGTCGCGGTGCTCACCGAGGGCTACGACTACACGCCGACCAGCTGTGTGGTGCTGCTGCGACCGAGCTCCTACAAATCCACGCTGATCCAGATGGTCGGACGCGGTCTGCGCACGGTCGATCCGGAGGAATTCCCCGGCGTGGTCAAGACCGACTGCGTGGTGCTGGATTTCGGGACGGCCACCCTGATGCACGGCTCGCTGGAGCAGGAGGTCAATCTCGACGGTGAACTGCACAACGGCGAGGCGCCGACCAAGGACTGCCCCGAGTGTGATGCCGTTGTTCCGCTGTCGGTGATGGAGTGCCCGCTGTGCGGCCATGTGTGGGAACGCCAGCCCAAGGACATCGAGGTGTTGAGTGGTTTCGTGATGAGCGAAATCGATCTCCTTAAGCGCTCCAACTTCCGCTGGTGTGACCTCTTCGGCATGGACGACACCTTGATGGCCACGGGCTTCAACGCTTGGGGCGGTGTCTTCTACTTGTCCGGGCGCTGGTACAGCGTGGGTGGTGCCAAGGGACATCGTCCGCATCTCTTGGCCGTCGGCGACCGCACGGTATGCCTTGCCAAGGCCGACGACTGGCTCAACGAGCATGAATCAGAAGATTCCGCGCACAAGAGCCGCCGCTGGCTGAACCAGCCCGCGACCGACAAGCAGCTGCAGTACCTGCCGCCCGAGCTGCGCACGGACTTCGGCCTGTCGCGCTACCAAGCCTCGGTGCTGATGTCCTTCCAGTTCAACAAGCGCGCGATCCAGAACCTGGTGCTGGGCGCCGATGCGGCCAACGCGCAGTCGATGCGGGAGGTCGCTTGAAATGCCTCATCTGCACACGACAGGCGCGTGGCTACGGCCACAGCGACAACCGCTTCAAGCTGGGGCAACCCCGCCGGTATCCGATGGACTGGACTTTCTGCAGTCGGCGATGCCAGGACGTGTTTCACGCCCGCTACACCGCCTGGCTCAAGAGCGATCCGACGCTGGAGGACGTGCTCATGGTTGATCCAACCGAATTCGAGCAAGCGGCGATGCGCCAATGCCTGCGCTTCTTCGGCGAGGCAGCCAGCGAGATCGGCTTCGACAAGCCCCTGGGCCAGTACAGCGAAGCGGAAGCCTTGCAGGTGATCGAGGCCATCGTGACGGCCTGGACCGAGGCGATGGTGGCGCACCATGAGGCGAGCAAGTACCCGCCGGTGCGTGGCCTCGCGCCCTACGAGACGACAGCGGCACGGACTGCCGCAGGGAGGGTGTGATGCTGGACTTCAATTCCACCACCACCTTCGCCGAGCGCTTTGAGGCCCTGGTCGACGCCGGACTGCAGGCACGCGAGCAACAGCAGGCGCGCCGGCAGTACCTCGGGGCCTCGCGCCTCGGCGTCGCCTGCGAGCGCCAGCTGCAATACGAGTATGCCCAGGCGCCGGTTGACCCGGACAAGGGCTTCTCGGGCCGCATCCTGCGCATCTTCGAGCGTGGCCACCGGCTGGAAGATGCCATGGTCGGCTGGCTGCGCGCGGCCGGCTTCATCCTCAAGACCGAAGGCAAGGACGGCCAGCAGTTCGGCTTCTCGGTGGCCGACGGCAAGTTGCAAGGGCATTGCGATGGCGTGTTCGTCGACGGACCCGAGGGCTATGCCTACCCGGCGCTGTGGGAATGTAAAGCGCTGGGCAGCAAGTCCTGGAACGACCTAGTCAAGAAGGGGCTGGCCGCTTCGAAGCCGGTCTATGCCGCCCAGGTCGCCATTTACCAGGCCTACCTCGGGCTGCATGAGCACCCGGCGATCTTCACGGCAGTCAATGCCGACTCGATGGAGATCTACGCCGAACTGGTGCCCTTCGATGCGGCACTGGCGCAGAAGATGTCCGACCGGGCGGTGCGGGTGATCCAGGCGACCGAAGCCGGTGAGCTCTTGCCCCGCGCCTTCGCCGAGGCCAGCCACTTCGAGTGCAAGTTCTGCTCGTATGCGCAGCGCTGCTGGGGAGGTGTGTGATGAGCACAGCTTTCAAGCCGCGCAAACCGGCCAAGGCCACCCAGACGGTATGGGTCGAGCGCTGGACGCCACCCAAACCCCTGGTCGGGCTGCAGGCCATCGAAAAGGTCTTGAACCGTCACACCTTCCTGGTGACGCCGGAGTCCCGACTGGTGGTGGCGGTGCTCGCCCGTGCCATTCACGACAGCTTGAGTCTGACCAACCGCCGGATGCGACGGGAGGCACGGCGCTTTCTGCTCGGGGACGACCTCACGCTCTGGTGCGATCTAGTCGGATTGCATCCGGACTTTGTGCGCTTTGTGGCGCGCAAGGCCGGCTACCTCGCCGATGAGAAAGCCCACTGGCAGAAGGTGCCAATCAAGGTGCCGACATCACCTAACGCTCAACCCCTTGAACCCCTGATTGCCGCGAGCCACGAGAGCGTGCGCAGCAGCGCCGCCGGTCCCTGCGCGGCCGCCGCGACGACAGCCTCGACCGCTATGCCCCCTTTTGGAGAACCAACCCATGCTTGATTTCAACGACATTCCGCCCGTCGCGGGCGGTCCTGTGGACCTCAACGCCCAGCGCGATGAGCTCAAACGCGAACTGCTGGCGCGGCTGCCGACGGTGCTGATGGCGCTGTTTCCGGCCGGCAAGATCCGGGGCAACAAGTTCCTGATCGGCAACATCCAGGGCGAGGCGGGCGATAGCCTGGAGATTGCCCTCGACGGTGACAAGGCGGGTCTGTGGCACGACCACGCCACCGGGGAAGGCGGGGACATCTTCGGCGCCATCGCTGGCCATCAAGGCCTGGACACCAAGCGCGACTTCGCCGCTGTGCTCGAAGCGGCGGCCCGGCTGGTGGGCCGTTCGTTGGTGACGCCGATGCCGACGCGTTCCGAGGTGCCCATTGATGAACTCGGACCGCATACGGCCAAGTGGGACTACCTCAGTGCCACCGGCGAGTTGATCGCCTGCGTCTATCGCTACGACCCGGAACCCGGCAAGAAGGAATTCCGGCCTTGGGACGTGCGGGCCCGCATGTGCCGCGCCCCTGATCCCCGGCCACTCTACAACCTGCCGGACGTGGCACGCGCTGACAGCGTGATCCTAGTCGAGGGCGAGAAATGCGCGGATGCGCTGATCCGCATGGGCATCACCGCCACCACGGCGATGAACGGTGCCAAGGCGCCCATCGACAAGACCGACTGGAGCCCACTGGCTGGCAAAGCCGTGCTGATCTGGCCGGATCGCGATGTGCCGGGCTGGGACTATGCCGAAGCGGCGGCCCGGGCCTGCGTTAGTGCCGGCGCGGTGTCGGTCGCCATCCTGGTACCGCCCACCGACCGGCCTACCGGCTGGGATGTGGCCGATGCCGTGGAGGAAGGCTTCGACGTCCAGGCCTTTCTGGAATCGGGCGAGCGGCGCATCGTCAAGGCCGCGCCCAGCCTCTTGCCGACCTACAGCCTGGGGCATCTGCTCGATGACGACTCGCCCTTGCCGCCAGACCTGATCGAGCCGCGTGTGCTCACTCCGGGCGGGATGCTGGTGTTCGGTGGTGCGCCCAAGGTGGGTAAGAGTGACTTCCTGCTGGCGTGGCTGACCCACATGGCCGGCGGCGCGGCGTTTCTCGGGATGCGTCCGAGCCGTCCGCTGCGGGTCTTCTACCTGCAGGCCGAGGTCCAGTACCACTACCTGCGCGAGCGGGTGAAGGGGATTGCTTTGCCGCCCAGCCGCATCCTCGATGCGCGCACGCACTTCGTGTCTACGCCGCAGCTGCGCCTGATCCTCAACGACGAGGGGCTGGCGCAGGTGATTCCGGCGATGGAACGTGCCTTCAACGGATCGCCACCGGACATCATCGCCATCGACCCGATCCGCAACGTCTTTGACGGTGGCGAGGGGCAGGCGAGCGAGAACGACAACGCCGCGATGCTCTATTTCTTGTCGCAGCGGGTCGAGCGCCTGCGCGATGCGGTCAATCCCAACGCCGGGATCATCCTGGTGCACCACACCCGCAAACTCGGCAAGAAGCAGTTCGAGGAAGACCCGTTCCAGGCCCTGGCGGGTGCCGGCAGTCTGCGTGGCTACTACTCGACAGGCATGTTGCTGTTCCGCCCCGACGAGACGCGCACGCCACGCGAGCTGATCTTCGAGCTGCGAAACGGCGCGGCCATTCCACAAAAGCACATCGACAAGATCGAGGGCGAGTGGCGCGAGATCAACCCCAGCGTGCGGCTGGCGATGCAGGACTATGGCGCCAAGCTCGATGCGGAGCGCCGGCGCAAGCATGACGTGATCTTGCAGCTCATCTTTGAGGAAGCCGCCCAAGGACGCTGCTATCTGGCCAGCCAGTTCGCCGACGCCTTTGAGAACGCGGATGGTCTGGGTGGCAAGCGCAGCATCCTCGACCGCCTCTCGGTGCTCGCGACCAAGGGTTACATCAAGTATTTCCGCAACGCTCAGGACTACGGGCTGCCGTCGGTTGGTCGCAGCAAGTACGGCTATCTGTGTGTGGAGGACATGCTGCTGACCAGCACGCAGGACGACATCGATCCAGCCACCGGCGAGCTCAGGAAGCTATCGATGTGCGTGCGGCCCACCCACTACAAATCCCCGCTCACCGGTGCCGTTCTGGACGTCGAGAACCCGGATGTCTGGGTGTATCGGGACGACGCCAACCAGGAGGCCCATCCATGAAAAAACCCACCCTCCATCGTGGTCCAGTCGGCCTGCAATCTGGGCAGAAATTTTGCAATCTGCATCCTGGCTGCACACCCAAGTCATTGATTTGTATGGAATTCAGCTCAAAACCAGACTGCAGAATGCAAGTCCGAAAAAATCGGCTGCAATCTAAAAAAATTGTTGTAAATCAACAGGTTGGAATGAGTTCAACACTGTACTGCAAACCCCCTATCTCTTATAGAGATAGAGAGGTAATACCCGCTGACGCGGTTTTACCTCTCATCGACTGCGTAGGGGTTACGCGCGCACGGGAGGTGGTGTGATGAAAAAACACCCCCTGTGCTTCAGCACGCCACCGGGCCTGGGTGCCCGCTTCACGCTCGAAGGCCAGTCCTATGTGCTGGTCAACAGCCAGCCCTATACCCGACGCGATGGCACACCCTCCGCGATCCTCACCTGGCGCAGCCAGTGCCTGAGCTGTGGTGCGGATTTCGCGTTCACCACGGGACTGTCGCTGCTGTACGTCAATCGTCGCTGCCCGGCGCATCACGCGCCTGGCCGGCGTCCCCGAGCCCAACAGGCAGGAGGTGCGCAATGAACACGAGCATTCTGGCCCTGGATCTGGGCACGACCACCGGCTGGGCACTGGTCAGCCGTGATGGCTTGATCAGCAGCGGCAGCGAATCTTTCAAGCCACAGCGCTTCGAAGGCGGCGGAATGAGATACCTGCGCTTCAAGCGCTGGCTCACCGACATCAAGCAGTGTGCCGATGGCATCGACTGTGTGGTTTTTGAGGAAGTCCGCAGGCACGCCGGCGTCGATGCCGCCCACGCCTATGGAGGCTTCATGGCGCATCTGACGGCCTGGTGCGAACACCACCAGATCCCGTACCAGGGTGTGCCGGTGGGCACGATCAAGAAGCACGCGACCGGCAAGGGCAATGCCGGCAAGGCCGAGATGATCGCGGCGGCCAAGGCGCGCGGCATCACACCGGTCGACGACAACCACGCCGATGCGCTGGCGCTGCTGGACTGGGCGATGGCCCAAGGAGGTGTGGCATGAGAGCCGAAACTACTTCGATTCCCTGCGCTCTGGGCAGGGTGGCGCCGAAGTCGCCGGCGAGCATCGACGAACTGCGTGCGATGCGTGCGGCGGCCTGGCACAAGCAAGGCATCGTGGTGGTGCCGCTGGACGACATCTACGACGACTGGGACCGGGCGTTCCTGACCGGCATCGCCACCAAGCTCTACGGTGCACGCACTACCGTATCCCGCAAGAGTACACCTTGGGCCGAGGGCGAGGTGATCGACCGGGGCGATGGCGAGACCTGGACGGTGGTGGCGACCACGGCCAAGTCCATCACCGTGCAGCGTGACCGCGATGGTGCACTGGCGACCCTGGCCCAACTTGGGGAGGGACGGCCATGACCAAGAAAACGCAACGCGCCAAGGCCCGAGCCGAACGTAAGCCACCCATCGGCCACGAACTGATCCGCCCGGACGGCAGCGTGATCCGCTATGTGCGCGAGGAGGACGACGACCAGAAGCCCGTCGATCATTACCGGACGGTGGACACGCTGGCGCTGATGCTCCGAAACGGTAGCATCACCGGTGCCATGCACGATGCCGGGCAGCAGTTCTCGCAGGACTTCGCCCGGGCGTTCGGCAGTGGTGTCGCCAGCCCCAAGCTCGACGGTCTGCCCGGTGGCACTGCGCCCGGGCAGATGATGGTCGAGAAAAACGCTGGCGCTGCCCGTGCGGTTCGGGAGGCGCTGGAGGCGGTAGGCGGCAGTGGCAGTCCGGCCGGATCGGCGCTGTGGTACGTGGCAGGGCTGCAGATGTCGATCCGGGATTGGGCTCAACGTGAAGGCTGGAACGGTCGACGGCAGGATCGGGATGAGGCTAAGGGCTATCTGGTGGCAGCTCTGGGCGTACTGGCCCGGTACTATGGCTACGAGCGCTCTGGTGGGCGTGGCCGTTACAGGCCAAACGCCAGCGAAGCGGCAGCGACGTGAGAGGGGATTCGGAGGCAACCGAAGTTTTTTTGAGGTTGCTTTCCGAAACCTACTTGAATGCTGGCCCCCCACAAAGTACATTAACCCTGTACTGCTAATAACTGCGCCCACCCGATTCGTTCCGGTGGGCGTTGTGCTTTCTGGGCCCGGCAAACGTCACGCGCCTACCTGCTCCGCTTCTGGAGACACCCCCATGAAACTTCTCATCACCCGCCCGGTCATCCTCACCGGCGGCGACGGCATGCGCTCGTTCGTCCCTGGCCTGACGGTGGAGGTCGATGCGGCCACTGCCGAACAGATCCTGGCGCAGCAGGCGGGCATCGCTGCCGAGCCTTCTACCGAAACCGAAGTGCCTGCCACCCCGCGCCGCAGGAAGCCCGCCGATGCTGAAACTTGATGTCACCGCCGATGTGGCCAAGGCGACCGAGTATCTGTCGGACCTGGCCCAGCAGCACGTCCCCAACGCCGCCGCCAAGGCACTGACCCGCACGGCCTTCGATGCCCGCGATGCGGTGCGCGATGGTCTGCCCGAGCGCTTCAACCTACGCCGCCCATGGATCAGTCGAGGCATCGGTGTGACGCCGGCCAAGCCGCGCACGCTGATGGCCGAGGTCTGGTCGCGGGATCGGTTCATGGCGCTACAGGAAACCGGCGGCACCAAGACCGGCAAGCTGGCGATCCCTGTCGGTCCGATGGCTCAGACCGCGCAGACCCGCGTCATTCCCAAGAGCCAGTGGCCAGGCCAGGTGATGGCGAAGAAGAACGTGTTCTACCGTGCTGGTGCCGTGTTCGAGCGCCGCGACGAGAAGCGCATCCTGGCGCTCTACCTGCTCCGCCGGCAGCAGAAGGTCGAGCCGCGCTTTGGCATGGCCGACACCGTGCGCAGCGTCGCCCTGCGTGAGTACCAGCGGCAGATGCAACGGGCGCTGCGGGAGGAGTTCACCCGTGCGAGCTGACGCATCGGACACATCAAATGGGTCCTCCCGGGCCATCTGAAGCGCGGGGGCCGCGCGCAGCGCGACGCTTGCCTAGCGCCAGTGCCGCAAACAGGTTGCCAGTTGCCACCATGGTTTTCACGCACGGGGGACCCCAGCGATCCAGCCGATTTCCACCTGATTGACCCGCCCGGCCCGGAGGAATGCGATGGGACTGTCCATCCGGGCCTATGCCCAACACCGTGGCGTGAGCCACACCGCTGTGGCCAAGGCCATCAAAGCCGGGCGCATCAGCAAAGAACCCGACGGCACCATTGATCCGGCCAAGGCCGATGCCCAGTGGGCGCGCAACACGCTGCCGTCGCAGAACCTGAACCCTGGCGCCAGCAAACCTGCGCCCAAGGTGGCAACCCACCCCGTTTCCACGGTTTCCAGTCGTGATGCACAAGCGCCGTTGGAAACCCGGGCCGCAGCTCCCGATTACCAGACCAGCCGCGCCATCCGCGAGGCCTACGCTGCGCGCCTAGCCAAGCTGGAGTTCGAAGAGCGCACGGGCAAGCTGATCAGCAAGGCCGAGGTCGACGTCAAGTTCTTCCAACTGGCCCGGCAACTGCGCGACCGCCTACAGCAGGTCCCGCGCAAGCTCGCCCCGGAGATCGTCGCCCTGGTGGTGGCTGATCCCGATGTTCGAGCCGTGACCGACGTCCTGGAAGTCGCGATTCGTGAAGCCCTCGAGGATCTCTCCCAATGAATTTCACCCCTGCCATGGCGAGCCGCATCGAACTGTGGCCGCTGGACCGGCTCAAGCCCTACGCCAAAAATGCCCGAACCCACTCCGACGCACAGGTGGCACAGATCGCCGGCAGCATCGTCGAGTACGGTTTCACGGCGCCATTGCTGGTGTCCGGCGACGGCGACATCCTGGCCGGGCATGGGCGCCTGGCTGCTGCGAAGAAACTCGCCCTCGAGGTCGTGCCGGTGGTCGTCCTCGATCACCTCACGCCCACCCAGCGCCGTGCCTACATCCTGGCGGATAACCAACTGGCGCTGCAGGCCGGATGGAACGAGGAGTTGCTGGCGGCTGAACTGGCCGATCTCTCCGCTGCTGGCTTTGATCTCGGTTTGACCGGCTTCAGCGATGCCGAGATCGAGAGCCTCTTGGGCGAGCTCGACGACGAGGACGACGCTCCACAAAATCCGCCAATTGGCGGATTTACCGAGGACGCTGACGAGGACATCCCGCAGGCGCCGGTCATCCCGGTCTCCCGCCCGGGCGACATCTGGCAGCTGGGCGCCCACCGCCTGATCTGCGGCGACTCGACCGACCCGGACGTGGTCGCGGCCCTGATGGCCGGCGACACTGCTCGACTGTGCTTCACCAGCCCGCCGTATGGCCAGCAGCGTGACTACACCCAGGGCATCGCCGACTGGGATGCGCTGATGCGCGGGGTGTTCGCCCACCTGCCGATGACGGACGATGGCCAGGTGCTGGTCAACCTCGGGCTGATCCACCGCGACAACGAAGTCATTCCGTACTGGGACGCATGGATTGCCTGGATGCGCACCCAAGGCTGGCGGCGCTTCGGCTGGTACGTCTGGGACCAGGGGCCGGGGATGCCGGGGGATTGGGCCGGGCGGCTCGCGCCGAGCTTCGAGTTCGTCTTCCACTTCAACCGCACCAGCCGCAAACCCAACAAGATCGTGCCGTGCAAGCACGCCGGTCAGGACTCGCACCTGCGCGCCGACGGCAGTTCCACGGCGATGCGCGGCAAGGATGGCGCGGTCGGGGGCTGGACCCATGCTGGGCAGCCCACCCAGGACACCCGCATCCCGGACAGCGTGATTCGCATCATGCGCCACAAGGGCAAGATCGGCCGCGACATCGACCATCCCGCAGTGTTTCCGGTGGCATTGCCTGAGCACATCTTGCTGGCGTACTCGAATCCGGGTGAGGTCGTGTTCGAGCCCTTCGGCGGTTCCGGCACCACGATCCTGGCCGCCCAGAAGACCGGACGACAGGCCCGCGCCATCGAGCTCGCCCCGCCGTACACCGACGTGGCCGTGAAGCGCTTCCAACAGAACCACTCCGATATCCCGGTGACCTTGCTGGCCACCGGGCAGACCTTTGCTGAGGTCGAAGCGGAACGACTGGAGACGGCTGATGCAGCTGAGTGAAATCACATTCGAATATTGGCCGACCGAGCGCCTGATCCCGTACAGCCGTAACCCCAGGAAGAACGACCACGCCGTCGACCAGATGGCCGGCGCCATCCGGGACTTTGGCTTTCGGATCCCGATCATCGCCAAGAGCACCGGGGAAATTTGTGATGGCCATCTGAGGTACAAGGCCGCGCTGCGTCTCGGGCTCGAGAAAGTGCCGGTTATCCTGGCCGACGATCTGACCGAGACGCAGATCAAGGCCTTCCGCATCCTGGCCAACCGCTCGGCGACATGGGCCGAGTGGGACGAGGATCTGCTGCGCCTCGAACTGGAAGAGTTGCAGCTCGATGACTTCGACCTGGCGCTCACCGGCTTTGATGACGATGAAATCGCTGAACTGCTTGCCGGTGAGGAGACCACCACCGAGGGCAACACCGACGAGGATGCTGCGCCCGAGGTACCGGTCATCCCGGTGTCCAAGCCAGGCGATGTCTGGATCATGGGCAAGCACCGACTGCTCTGTGGTGACAGCACCGATGCTGCGAGCTTTGCCCTGCTGATGGCTGGCGAGAAGGCCACCATGGTGTTCACCGACCCGCCGTACAACGTCGATTACGCCAATAGCGCCAAGGACAAGATGCGCGGCACCAACCGTCCGATCCTGAACGACAACCTGGGCGATGGCTTTCAGGACTTCCTGCTGGCGGCGTTCAAGCCCACCATGGCGCATTGCTCGGGTGCCATCTACGTGGCGATGTCCTCCAGCGAGCTCGACACCTTGCAAGCAGCCTTCCGTGCTGCGGGCGGCAAATGGTCGACCTTCATCATCTGGGCCAAGAACACCTTCACGCTGGGGCGCTCTGACTACCAACGCCAGTACGAGCCGATCCTCTACGGTTGGCCCGAGGGAGCGACACGCCACTGGTGCGGTGACCGCGACCAGGGCGATGTCTGGCACTTCAACAAGCCGCGCGTGAACGACCTGCATCCGACTATGAAACCCGTGGAGCTGGTCGAGCGGGCCATCCGCAATTCCAGCCGACCCGGTGATGTCGTACTCGATCCCTTCGGCGGCTCCGGCACCACGCTGATCGCGGCCGAGAAGTCCGGCCGCCAGGCACGACTGATCGAACTCGATCCGAAGTACGTGGATGTGATCGTTCGCCGCTGGCAGGAGTACGCTGGGGCGCAGGCGGTACGGGAAGCGGATGGGGTGCGATTTGATGATCTGGTCGGCTCGGCAGAGACTGCCGATGCCAGCGATGAGCTGGATGCCGAGGAGGCACGGTGAAACAGTCGCGCTGGATGTCGCTGGTGGAGGCGGTGACCAATGTGCTGGTCGGCTACGGGGTGGCGGTGGCGACCCAATGGCTGGTGTTCCCGCTGTTTGGGCTGCACGCCACGCTGCAGGAGAACCTGGTGATTGGCCTGATCTTCACGGCCGTGTCGCTGGTGAGAAGCTACGTGCTGCGTCGAGTCTTCGAGGCCTGGCGTGTCAGAGTGCCAGAGGCTGCTGCTCCCACAGCGCCGTGCCATCGGTGCTCAGCCATAGACGCTCCACAAAGTAGTCCCGCGCCATCATCTCGATGACGGACTCGCCGGTGGGGCGGGTGGCCGTTCTGCCAGTGGGCAGGTAACGGCGTTCCTGGTGGGTGACGGCGGCAATCGTTCGACCGCGCCACTCCAGATTGATCAGGCAGTAGCCGCGTGGCCGCTGGTTGGCATCGAAGCGCAGGGCGCGCACCGTGCGGGTCATGGCTCAAGCCGCCAGGGATTCTTCAATGATCTCGCAGTGGATCACGAAGCCCGTCAGGTAAGGCAGGCCCCTGGGGATGCCGTACTCCTTGCTGGTGCTGCGGCCAATCGTCCAGCCCATCCAGCGCTGGGTGGCTTGCTCAATCGCATCGCTCAGGGGGGCGCCGGCAAAGAGGCCGTTTTGCACATCGTCGGCAAAGTGACGGCCGTGGCGGCTGTCGAGGAAGGTGCGGACCGATTCGAGTGGCTGGTAGGTGGCATCCGAGATCGCGGTCATGGCCAGCGGCCAGGCGGCTTCGGCGTGCTCGTTCATCGTTCCGAAGAACCCCCAATCGGTGACGGTCGGGGCGGGGATCTGGGTGGTGGTGTTCATCTCTGGCTCCTGGTGGTTGATCGTTGCGACACCCGTAGTAACGCGCTTCGGGCGATGGAAGCCAAGCGCTTATTCGATCTTTTTGCGCTGGGCTCGGCGTTCGTCATTCCATCGTGTCGGCCCGCACCAGTTCTGCCTGGGCGCCAGCGATCATGTCCAGTCTTAGGTTCGGGGTGATGTTGCAGGCCAGTTCGTTCAGCGTCCAGTTCATCACATCGGCCTTGTCGCGCAGCGACTCTGCTTCTTCGAACCGGTTGGTGTAGCGATCCAGTTCGCGCAGTGCGCGCTCCAGGGTGGATCGCGCCTGAGCCAGGGCTTCGCGGGCGCGATGTTCGGCGTGCTGGGCTTGGAAATCGCGGGGGGTGTTCATGGGGTGCTCTCCTTTCGGTTGATTGTTGCGACACCTGTATGAACGCGCTGATCGCCATCGAAGCCAAGCGATTCCCAGAGCATTTTTCGGTCACGGGTTGGTCAGTCTGTCGAGGATGTGCAAGGCGGCGGGATCGCCTGCCAGCGCCCGGCGCAGGGTGCGGATGGCCTGCTCGCGCGACACCTCTGGGCTACGGTTGTCGATCAGCCAGCCAATCGCGCCTGCCTGCTCGTCATCTGCCGTAGGCTGCTCTTCGGCAATGCCGACGTAGCGCCCGTAGCTGCCGCCGGAGGGATCGACAAATACGGTTCTGCGCCCCGGTGCACTGACAGCCACCACGCGCCGACGCCCTGCCGCGTGGCCGCCGAGCCCGGCCAGCCAGTCCCGATCCTGCAGCAGCGTGCTGGCGAAGGCGTCGTACTCAGCCTCGGTCAGTTCCTTGCGCCACGCGATCTCGATGGGCTCGAGCGGTGCGCTGGGGTTGGAGTTGTGCAGCACTTCGTCCAGGCTGTAGGGCTTGCGGGCAAAGCGGGCACGGATCGGTGTGTGGTTGGGGGTTTGGCTGGCGGTGGTCATGGTGACGTCCTTTCGGTTGAGGGTGGTGACAACAGCATTCACGCGCTGGTTGCCACAGAAGCCAAGCTCACTCTGCATCGTGGTCGGCGTCGATGGCCTCGATGGCCATCACCAGCTCGGCCACCCGATCCGCCTCGAAGCCAAAGCCACGATGACGCAGGAGGTGCTCGATGCTTGGATGCTTCATCCGGGCGATCTCCCGGCAGGCCGCCAGCAAGGCTTGCAAGTGCTCTGCCGGGATCGTGGCGTCAGGCGACACGCTCACGCCGTGGCCTCTGCGGTGACTGCCTCGGCGATGCGGTAAAGGCGCTGACCCACGCCCGGGGTGCCGGCAGGGCCTTCGATCTTCTCGGAGACGATGGCGAGACCCAGCTTTTTCTTGAGTGCGCCGGCAAAGGTGCCGCGCACCGTGTGCGCCTGCCAGCCGGTCGCCTCACTGATCTGCGCGATGGTGGCGCCCTCGGGGCGTTTGAGCATCTCGATCACCAGCGCCTGCTTGCTGTTCTCGCGGCCCCGCTTAGCGGCGACATCGGGTTGAGCCTGTTGCCAGCTGGCCTCGGCGGAGGCGACCGCTGCCTCCAGTTCCGGGTCGTCGGCCAGGGACGGCGCGGCACTGCCCTTTGCGCCAACCGGGGGCAACACCTCTTGCGGTTGGGCTTCGCCCTTGATGATGGCGATGGCAGCGCGTGTGATGCGCCACTGGCCATCAATCTGCTCGATCAACCCCCGCTGCGCGAGGCTGGCGATCATCTTGAGTTTGGCGCCGCCCTTGAGGTCGAGCAGCGGTTCGATCAGGCCGCCGGCATCGCAATGCGCGCGGGTGATGAGGTCGAGTTGGCGTTCGGTGATCGGGGTGGTTTGTGCGGACATGGTCGTGCTCCTTGTGGGTGATGTGAAGTTCAGGCGGCTTGCTGGCTGGTCGGTAGATCAGCCGTTTTGGCAGCGGTGTTTTGTCCTGCGGCCAGACCCGCTTGGTAGGCGGCCATCAGGGCGCTCTTGACGCCCCAGACGCTGACGTCGTGGAAGTCCAGGCTGTCGCTATTGCGTGTGGCCAGGGTCTCGATGAAGAGGTGGTCCAGGGCGATCTGGGCGAGCAGCTTGTCGAGCTGCTGGGCGGTCTTGTTGGCGGTTTTGCGCATGGTGGTTCTCCTTGGCGGGTGTTGTTGCGGTGTCTGTATGAACGCGCTGTTCAAGCGGGAAGCCAAGCGCCGGTTTGATCTTTCTGCGCCTGGCTGGCCGATTTGTTCAAGCGCCAATGCGGCGCTTGGCCAGTTCGATCTCAGCAGGCAGCCACAGCGTGGCGATTTCTTCCTCCAGGGCCTGGCGCCGGCGTTCGGCGATCTCTTGCAAGGACTCAATCTGCGCGAGCAAGGCCAGCAGGTTGTCGCGCTGGCGCAGGATGGGGTTGCCCACTTCCGGCAGGCGCTCGATCCAGTTCAGGGGGCTGGCAGGGTGGTTGGGGTTCATGGCGTTCTCCGTGCGGTGTTGATGACGTCTGTATGAACGCGCTGTTCTCAACACAAGCCAAGCGTTCGGTCTATCTATTTCGCATCGGAGTGGCTTATGTTCGACATTGCCGAATCGGCGGCTGCGTTGAGCGTTCAGTCCGCCTGGAAACGGGGCCTCGCACCCGATCCCATCCTCACCGTCGATGACTGGGCCAATCGCCACCGGATGCTCTCGTCGGTGGCCTCCGCCGAGCCCGGACGCTGGTCGACCAGCCGCACGCCGTATCTCAAGGCGGTGATGGAAAGACTGTCGGCCACCTCGCGCGTGGAGCGCGTGGTGCTGATGGCTGGGGCTCAAATCGGCAAGACCGAAGCGGGGTTGAACTGGCTGGGCTATGTGATCCACCACGCCCCCGGGCCAATGCTGCTGGTGCAGCCCACGGTGGAAGGCGCCAAGCGCGTCTCCAAGCAGCGGGTGGATGCACTGATCGAAGCCAGTCCCGAACTGGCCAGCCGTGTGAAGGACCCACGGTCGCGCGACTCGGGCAACACCCAGCTGATGAAGGAGTTCCCCGGTGGCGTGCTGATCATGACCGGCGCCAACTCGGCGGTGGGTCTGCGCTCGATGCCGGTGCGCTACCTGTTTCTCGACGAGGTGGATGGCTATCCGGGTGACGCCGATGGTGAAGGCGATCCGGTGGCGCTGGCCGTGCAGCGTGCGGCCACCTTCGTCAATCGCAAGGTCTACCTGTGCTCAACCCCGACGCTGAAGGGTTTTTCGCGCATCGAGGCGGCCTACCTCGAATCAGACCAGCAGGTGTTCGAGGTGCCCTGCGATCACTGCGGCGCACACAGCCAGATCCTCTGGCGTGACATCCGCTGGCCCAAGGACAAGATGGCCGAGGCGGCCTGGCACTGCCCGCAGTGCGAGGGCATTCACCCCGAGTACCGCAAACCAGCCCTGCTCGCCAATGGCCGCTGGACATCACAAGCTGAGGGTGATGGCAAGACGGTGGGCTTCCACCTGTCGAGCCTGTATTCGCCATGGCTGACCTGGGGCGAGATCGCCCAAGAACACCACGCTGCCAAGGACGATCCGGTCCGGTTGAAGGTCTGGGTGAACACCAAACTGGCCGAGACCTGGGAAGACCGGGAGGGGGAGACCTTGGATGCCGAAGGCCTGATGGAACGCCGTGAAGCCTACGGGCCGGCCATCCCTGCCGAGGTGGCCCTGCTCACCTGCGGCATCGACGTGCAGGACGACCGGTTGGAAATGGAAGTGGTCGGCTGGGGGCGGGATGAGGAGTCCTGGTCGGTGGATTACAAGGTGCTGTGGGGCGATCCGTCGGCGCCGGATACCTGGTCACAACTGGATGCCTATCTCGGCAGTCGCTTTGAGCACGAGACGCTTGCCAGCGGCCTGACCATCGAAGCGGCGTGTCTGGACACCGGCGGTCACCACACCTTGGCGGCCTATGCCTTCTGCAAAGGCCGGGAGCGCAAACGCATCTGGGCGATCAAGGGTGGCTCGGGCAAACGTCCGATCTGGCCCAAGCGCCCGAGCAAAGCGAACAAGGGCAAGGTCAATCTGTTCACTTTGGGCGTGGATGCGGCGAAGGAGGCGATCTACGCCCGGCTTAAGAAGGCCGAGGGTGGTCCGGGCGCGATGCATTTCCCGCTGGATCGGGATGCGCAGTATTTCGAGCAGCTCACTGCCGAGCGCATTCGCACCCGGTACGTGAAGGGTTTTCCGCAGCGCTTCTGGTGGAAACCCGATGGACGCAGGAACGAAGCACTGGACTGCCGGGTGTATGCCTACGCCGCGCTGCATGGCCTGTTGTCGATGGGTCTGAACCTGAACAAGCGGGCAGACGCCTTGCCGCCGGTGCCGACCAATCGCAAGCGAGCCAGCAATGCCACGCTCGTGACGGCACCGATGACCGCGAGCCCGCGCCGTCGCCGTATGGCCATTTCTTCCAACTACCTCTGATACCGCCAGCCTCCCGCTGGCCGGGAGTGCTGTCCATGACCCTCGAACAACTCAAGGCCCAGCGGGAAGCCCTGCAGGCAGCACGCTTCAATGGTGTGCTCACCGTGAAGGCCGGCGACAAGTGGGTGACCTACAAGTCGGACGCCGAACTGCAGTCGGCCCTTCACGACCTTGACCGCGAGATCGCCCAAGCCGAAGGCCGCCCGCGTGCCCGTCGCATCCGCACCTATGCCGGGAAGGGGTTGTGATGAAGGCCTTCCAGAACCTGCGCCGCAAGGTCGGCGCGATGATCGGTGGCTTCGAGGGTGGCTTGTCTGCGCGACGCCTCAAGACCTTCGCTGCCAGCCGTGCCCACGTCAACACGCTGATCCAGGCGGCCGGGGCCGATATGACCGCGCGTGCCCGCTACCTCATCCGCAACAATGGCTATGCCGCCAATGCGGTGGAGTCCTGGGCCGGTAATGCGGTGGGTACTGGCATCAAGCCCTCGTCGGGCATTGCCGATGCCGTGCTCAAGGAGCGGGTGCAACGCCTGTGGCTGCGCTGGACCGATGAGTCGGATGCCGAAGGGCTGACTGACTTCTACGGCCAGCAACGCCGCGCCGCACGGGAACTGTTCATTGCCGGCGAGGTGTTCTTCCGCATCCGGCCACGTCGCCCCGAGGATGGCCTGTCGGTCCCGTTGCAACTGCAGATGCTGCCAGCCGAGATGCTGCCCTTGAACCACAACCAACTGCTGGAGAACGGCCACCGCATCCGCCAGGGCATCGAGTTCGACCGCATCGGTCGGCGTGTCGCGTACCACTTCCTACGCCGCCACCCGGGCGATATCACCGATCCGGGGCTGGCCGGGGAAACCGTTCGCGTACCGGTTGAGTCGGTGCTGCACATCGTTGATCCGGTCGACGCCGGGCAGTTGCGTGGGGTGTCGCGTTTCTCGCCGGCGCTGGTGAAGTTATTCCTGCTCGACCAGTACGACGACGCTGAGCTCGACCGCAAGAAGGTCGCGGCGATGTTCGTCGGCTTCGTGCGCCGGCCTGAACGTGACTTCGACAACAGCGGTGAGACCGACGACCGGGGCGAACCGCTATTGCCGCTCGAACCCGGCCAGCTACAGATCCTGGACGACGGCGAGGACATCACCTTCTCGACGCCGGCGGACGTCGGTGGCAACTACGAGTCCTTCCAGTACCGCACCTTGCTGCAGGTGGCCGCTGCCTTGGGGCTGCCCTACGCGAACTTGTCGGCCGATATGTTGAAGGCCAACTACTCGAACACCCGGGCGGCACTGCTGGAGTTTCGCCGCCGCATCGAAGCCTTCCAGCATTCGGTACTGGTGTTTCAGCTGTGCCGGACGGTGTGGGCCAGATGGATGGACACAGCGGTGCTCTCGGGTGCCCTGGATCTGCCGGACTACGAACAACAGCGTGCTGACTACCTGGACTGCAGCTGGCTGCCGCCACGCTGGGACTGGGTCGATCCCTTGAAAGACATCCGCGCCGAGATCAATGCCATCGAGGCCGGGCTCAAGTCCCGCACCCAGGCCATCGCCGAACGGGGCTTCGACGCAGCCATGGTCGATGCCGAGATCGCCGGGGACCACCGGCGCGAGGACAACCTGGGGCTGCGCTTTGGGCGTGAGCCTGTGCCACCGCCCTCGAACTGAGGAATCCCTATGGCCGATTTGCCATACCTGGCGTCCCGCCTCTACGGAACGCCGCTCCTGATTGCGCGCCCGAAACTCGAAGTGATCCTCGGTGTGGTGGCCCGGAAGATGGCGGGCGAAACGCTCGCCACGCCATCGCCCACCACCCTGGATGTATCGATGTCGGGTGATCTCCAGATCCTGGAGGGCATCGCCGTCCTCCCGGTCCTCGGCACGCTGGTGCGTCGCGCTTCTTATATTGGTGCGGCCAGTGGCCTGACCAGCTACCACGACATCGAGGCCATGGCCGAACAGGCCTTTGCCGATCCGATGGTGAAAGCGGTGCTGCTGGAGATCGATTCCAGCGGTGGCGAGGCGGGCGGCGTGTTCGACCTGGCGCAGCGATTACAACAGCTGGCGCAGTCCTCGGGCAAACCGCTGTGGGCCATCGCCGATGAGGCAGCACTCTCGGCGGCTTACGCCATTGCCTGTGCGGCCGACCGCCTGTGGCTCACCCGCACCGCCGAGGTGGGCTCCATCGGGGTGGTCGCGGTGCACGTCGATGAGTCGGTCGCCGATGCCAAGGCCGGTCTGAATTACACCTTTCTGCACGCTGGCAGGCACAAGGTCGATGGTCACCCTCACGCCCCGTTGCCGGTGCCGGTGGCCGCCGACATCCAGGCCGACATTGATCAACTCCATGAGCAGTTCATCAGCTTGGTCGCGGGGTTCCGTCGGCTGACACCCGAAGTGATTCGTGACACCGAGGCCCGCGTCTATCGCGGTGAGGCGGCCATTCAGGCTGGCCTGGCCGATCAGATCGGCACCCGTTCTGAAGCAATCACGACCCTGCAACGCCAGCTGGCGATGTCTGCTGGTCGCAGCCTGCGCAACAAAGCCGCCGCGCTGTCGGCTACCCGCACCACACCCCGATCCCAACCCTTCCCGAAGGAGATCTCCATGAATGATCACAACCCTGTCACGCCGATGGACGACACCCAAGAGAACACGCTCCCAACCCCGGCGCAGTCACCGCAAACCCCGCCGCCGCTCGATGAAGCGGCCATCACCGCCCAAGTCGAGCAACGACTGCGCCGCCAACTCGCCGAGCTGACCGAGATCGCCGCCCAGGCCAAACGCCTCGGTGTCACCGTCGATCCGGCGCAGGCCCTGGCACGTGGCGTCACCCCGGATGCGCTGCGCCAGTCGGTACTGAAGCAGGCCGCTGAGCGTGATGTCGCACAAGACATCGTCGCCGAGGCCCCGGCACACGCATCTACCAAACCCCAATCCGTCGCTGACAGCCCCTTGGTCAAGGCGGCCCAAGCCTATGGAGGTCGTCAATGAGCACACCTTTGATTTCTCCGAATACGCTCGGTGATCTGGTCAAGCGCGAGTCCGACCCGGATTACACCCGTGAGGCCGTGACCTTGAAGGCTGGCACCGCTTACCCGTTGGGTGCTGTGCTTGGCCGCATCACGCTTGACGGCAAATACACCCTGTCGCCCCACGAAGCTGTGACCGGTAGCGAAGGCGCTGAGATCGCCTGCGCCGTGCTGCTGCACCCAGTCGCCGCCAGTGACACCGACACCCAGGCCGTGGTGCTCGCCCGTGGTCAAGTCATCGTCGCCGACCGCGCCTTGGCTTTCGACGCCTCGGTCACGGATGCCGCCGCCCAATCCCTCAAACACCAGCAACTGGCCGCCCACGGCATCGTCGTGCGCGCCGCTGCCTGAACCACATTCGCAGGAGTTCTTCCATGACCGTGATCGTCAATCCTTTCGATGCGGGCGGCTTCACGCTGGCCGAGATGTCGGCTGCCATCCAAATGCTGCCCAATCCCTATGGCCGGGTCGGACAGCTGGGGCTGTTTGCCCCCGAACCGATTTCGCAGCGCAACGTCACCATCGAGTCCATCGAGGGTGAACTGCGCTTGCTGCCCGCCGTGGCGCCCGGGGCTCCGGCGTCCGTCGGTACCACCGACAAGCGTTCGGTGCGCTCGTTTGCCGTGCCGCACATCCCGCACAACGATGTGGTGCTGCCCGAAGAGATCCAAGGCATCCGAGGTCTGGGTCTGGCCGCTGGTGAAGATCCGCTGGTGACCGTGATGACCCGCAAGCTCGCCCGGATGCGCGCCAAGCACGCGCAGACGCTGGAGTACATGCGCGTCAACGCGCTGCTGGGTATCACCAAGGACGGGGCGGGCAACACCCTCTACGACTGGCACGACGAGTTCGACATCCAGAAGCCCGAGGTGGATTTCGTCTTCGGTGGCGCCGAGGACATGGTCATCCACTGCACCCAGGTGGCCCGCCACATTGAGGAGAACTTGAAGGGCGAGATGATGACCACGATTCACGCCCTGGTCAGCCCCGAGTTCTTCGATGCACTGGTCAAGCACAAGACCGTCAAGGAGGCCTACACCTTCTACCAGGGCACCGCTGGCACCAACCCACTCAGAGACGATGTGCGCCGGGGTTTCCGATTCGGCTCCATCCTGTTCGAGGAGTATTTCGGCACGGTGACGCTGGCCAACGGTACATCGGTGCGCCTGATCCCGCCGCGCGAAGGGGTGGCCTTCCCACTGGGCACGCTCGACACCTTCCGCACTTACTTTGCCCCGGCGAACCTGATGGAAGCGGTCGGTACCTACGGCCAGGAGCTCTACGCCCACCAGCTGGCCCGCCCCAACGGCACCGGCGTGGATATCTACACCCAGTCGAATCCGCTGCCAATTGTGAAGCGCCCGGCGCTCACGGTGCGGCTGCATTCGAGCAATGGCTGGTGATGGTCATGACGGTTTTTGGTGACCTGACCCGGGCGATGTCATCCATCGTGCTCACCACCTTCGGTGAGCCGGTGGTGTTTCACCTTGAGGGGCAGGCCGAGGCACTGCCGGGGCGGGGCGTCTTCACCGCCGCCCACCAGGAGGTGGATGCCAGCACTGGCGTGCCAGTGTCCACGGTGCAGCCGGTGTTGGAGGTGCGGCAGGCCGATCTGCCGGCCACGCCGACCGAGGGGGATGCCGTGACGGTGCAAGGTGTGCTCTACCTGATCGTCGAGGTGCGCCCCGATGGCCACGGCTTTTTGAAACTGATGCTGCACAAAGGGGGCGGCCATGAAGCACCCGCGTACCCTGATCCGTGAGGCGGTGGCCGCGCGACTCATCGAGGCTTTGCCCAATGTGGATGCACGCATCACGCCGGCACGTATCAGTATCCACCGCACGACACCGCTGTTTGCTGCCAAGCTGCCCGCCATCCTGATCTACACGCGCGACGAGCGCATCGAGGATCAGCCCAATGCCGATCCGGGACTGCGTTACCGGAAGCTGGAGCTGTCGGTCGAGATCATCGCCAGTGGCGACGCCGCTGCCGAGGAGGCCGATGTGTTGGCACAGGCCGTGGAAGCCATCCTCGATGCGGACGAGACCCTGGGACTGCTGGTGGAAGGCACCCGCCTGACCCGTACCGAAGTCGATCAGGGCGGAGAGGGCGACACACCGCTGCTGGCGGCGCGCCTGTCGTTTGAGGTCAGCTACTGGAGCCGGCCGGTGGAGACGCCCGAAGGCGAACTGCCGTTGCAGGTGCTCTACAGCTGGGTGCCACGGATTGGCATCCCTCACGAACCCGACTACCAGCCCCTGCTCGACCCGACCGGAGTCACACCATGAGCGAACGTCATCTGCACCAGGACATGACCGAGGCCGAGCGGCGGCTGAGCAACGTGGTGTTGCTGGGGCAAGTGGCTGAACTCGATGCCGAGCGCGCTCGGGTACGGGTGCAGGCCGGCCCCATCCTCACCGCGTGGCTGCCGTTTGCCACCGTGCGCGCGGGACCCGACCGGACCTGGCATGCACCAGAGCCCGGCGAGCAGGTGGTGCTGGTCGCGCCAGGCGGTGATCTCAACCAGGCTGTGGTCGTGGGTTCGCTCTACCGTGATGCCTATCCACCCCCAGCCGACAGTGCCGACATCAGTCGCACCGAATGGAAAGACGGTACGGCTCTGACTTACGACCGGCAACTGCACCACTGGCATTTGTCGGTGCCTGCAGGCGGCAAGATCGTGCTGGAAGTGGGGCCGAGCAAGATCGAGATGAGCGATGCAGGCATCAAGATCACTGGCCCGCGCATCGATCTGAACTGAGGTGAGTGATGGCAACCTGGACACCTGACCCGGCAATCATCCCCTGGCTGGAGGTGGTGGCCAACGCCACCTTCGTCGCGGCGCCCATTGTGGCCGTCGACGAGGAGGGGACGCCCGCCAGCCATTACGACTTCGAGATCGTCGAGCCGCGACTCAAGATCATCGGTATGGAGGTTACCCAGGACGAGACTGGGCTGGTGATCGCAGTACCGCAGGTCATCACAGGTCTTTATCCGCCAGTGGAGATCGAGTACCAGACCCCGCTGGCCGATGGCGGTCGGCAGACCGGCATCTGTCTGGACTTCCCGGAGATTCCAGCAGCGGCCGACGAGATCATCTGTTTTACGCCGCGCGAGGAACCCTCGCTCGACTGGACCTTCCGGGTCACCGCACACTTTGCGCACGGCTCGGACAGTGCCGAGTTCATCCTGCGCGTCGCCGCCGACTGGACGCCCGGGCGTGATGCATTGAAGGAGGCTGTCGATGCCCGCCGTCACCAAGTTCGCTAGTGAGTGCTCGGGCCACGCCTGCTGGCCACCCCGACCCAATATCCAAGGCTCGCCCAACGTCTTCGTCAATGGCATCGCGGCGCACCGTCAAAGCGATGCCTGGGCCACGCACTGCTGCGGCAAGTCCTGTCACGATGGGGTGCTCGCCGCCGGCAGCAGCACGGTCTTCTGCAACGACCTGCAACTGTGCCGTATTGGCGATCCGGTCAGTTGTGGGTCGGTGGCGGCCAGCGGTAGCCAGAACGTTTTTGCGGGTGGATAGGCAGCCGCCAGTCCACGAGCGCGACGTAATGGCGCAAATTTGCGCAGTTACCGTTTCCAGTCAGACTTGCTGGCTACCAGCAGGGCATCCCAATCATCTGGCGGATGGCCAGACTTGAGCATTTTCTGGAACACGATATAGGGGTCGGTCTTGGCGCCCGATGATCGCAAGGTGTGCTCGTCATTGACCCAGGCGAAGATGATGATCCGGGTCTTGGAGTCAAAGCGAAAGAACAGGCGAAAGCGCCGATCGATCTTGGCACGGCGCCAGTGGCGAAATGCAGGCCCCATGGTGTTGCCTTGCCGGTACTCATCCCGGTTCGGGTCGCTGGGGACCACCTCAAGGATCAGTGTCGTCAGCGCGTCAAACAGTTTGACGTTGGCGTTGGACACGGAGCCTTCTGGATCTTGTGCTTGGGCGCGTGACGCCGCAGCTTGGAGTTTCTGTAACTGCTCAATCAGGCATTCGTGAAAGAGCAGATTCCATCCGTAGCGCTCAATCACAGTGCCACGTCGCCTTCGATGTCTTCGCTCAGGTCAACCGACTTACCAAGCCTGGCGAGCATCGAGCGCGCCAGATCGTCCGGCAGCGTGGTGATGTGTCGGCCGGACTGAATGTCTTTTTCCAGCAAGGCGAGAAAGCTACCGATGGCCGGATCTTCGTGAGGCTCATCAGTTACTCGGCTGACGATGACGCGGTCGCCTGTGAAATCGAAGGCTACTTTGCCACCGGCATCCACACCTAAGGCCTGACGGATGGGCTTGGGCAGGGTGATCTGTCCCTTCGATGTGATGGTGGCAACTTCGTGAATGGCGGGCATGGCGGCCTCCTAGGAACCTGAGATGGTTTTATTGTAAGGAATAATCCTTACTTTATCAATGCGAGGTATTCGATGCTCGGAATGAACGCCCACACCGGCCAGCCCCTTGCTGGCCTCGACCATCTTCGCCAGAGCATCGCCGACATCCTCTCTACGCCCTTGAACACCCGGGTGATGCGCCGCGACTACGGCTCACGCATCCCCGAACTCATCGACCAGCCCATCACCCCGCGCCTGGCCGTGGAACTGTACGCCGCCACGGCTGAGGCGCTACGGCGCTGGGAGCCACGCTTCAGGCTCACCCGTGTACGCCTGAGCGATGCCCGGGCTGGCTGGGTGGAGCTCACCCTGGAGGGCGAAGTGCGGCTGCAGGGCTTCGAGGGCCAGACCGTGACCCTGTCGGGGCTGAGCATCGGCAATGGAGAACGTTCATGATTCCGACCACGTTGGCCCCTGAACTCGCAGGCCTGCCCAGCCCGCAGGTGCTGGAGACGCTGCGCTTTGAGCACATCTTCGACGCGCTGCTGCGCGACTTCCAGGTGCGCTATCCGCAGTACAGCGCGCTGCTGGCCTCCGACCCGGCGATCAAGCTGATCGAGGTGGCAGCCTATCGTGAGTTGCTGCTGCGCGCCCGCATCAACGAAGCCGCGCGGGCCAACCTGCTGGCCTTTGCGGTGGGCAACGACCTGGAGCACCTCGGTGCCTTCTATGGTGTTTCCCGGCTGCCCCAGGAGCAAGACGAGCCGCTGCGTCGGCGCATCCGCGCCCGGATCATGGGTTTTGCCAACGCAGGGGGTGCCGCGCATTACCGCTACTGGGCCTTGTCGGCCTCTCCTGAAGTCGCCGATGTCGCCGTCGACAGCCCTGGCCCGGGTCGGGTGCGCATCAGCGTGCTGCCCACCGGGCACAGCGACACCGTGCCCGAAGCGCTGCTGGAAACCGTGCGCGCCACCGTGCTGCGCGACGACGTGCGGGTGCTGACCGACACCGTAGAAGTGGTGCCGGTCAGTCTGGTGCCGGTCACCGTGTCGGCGCTGATCTGGCTCTACCCCGACACGCCGATGGGGGTGTTCGATGGGCTCACCCCACGGCTCACCCGAGAACTCGCCCAGGCCGCCGTGCTCGGCTGGGACCTGACCCGCTCCTGGCTGATCGGGCAGCTGCAGCAGCCCGGCATCCACAAGGTCGAGCTGATCAGTCCGGACGCGGACATTCGTATCCACAGCACCCAGGCGGTGCGCCTGACCGATGTCCAGCTGACCTTCGCGGGCAGAGACCGGTAAGCGCTGGCCTGGGGTTCGTCCCCAGGAGGGCGCATGACACCCGACGATCTGTTGCCACCCAACGCCACGCCGCTGGAGCGTGCGCTCTCCGTCTCGACCGACCTGCTCACGCGCCTGGCCGGTGATGCTGAGGCGCTGGCCGGCTTCAAGAGCGATCCTGCTGACAGTCTTCTACCTTGGCTGATCTGGGAGTACGGCCTGGGCGAATTGCTGCCCTACCTGCCCGATCCTCGTCGGGCCATTGCCGAGGGCATCCGCTGGCAACGCCTGCGGGGCACCCCGGCGGCACTCACGACGGCGCTCTCCTGGATCGGCGCAGCCGCCACGGTCGAGCAGGAAACCCCCGGCATTCACTTTGCCGAGTTCCAGTTCGATCCGGGTCAGGTGCTGGATGACGATGGAACCATCGCCAACCTGATCGCCATCGCCCGGCTGTCGGCCCCGGCCCGAAGTCGGCTATCACGCATCTACCACGGCTGGGATCTGCGCCGGCTTGTGCTGGACGAGAGTCGGCTGGGCGAGGCGCTGCTGTCGGACCACAGTGGGGTGTTCTGGCGGGATGGGCAGACCAAGTTGTCGTTTGGCCGGGTCCGCCAATTGGCGAACCCTCCGCCCGACTTCGTGCTGGCGCCCGCGCGGGAAGCCGTGCGCTTTGCGATGGCGCGCCTGATGGATCGCTACTTGTTGAGCTTCTCGGCCCTTGGTGATCCGGGCCATACGCCCAACGAGGAGATTCTGCATTCGCACCTGTTCACGCTGGCCAATGCGCAGGGAGTGCCCGACTCCGTCGGCGTGCGACCCGAGCGCAGGTTTTGCAAAGCGATGGTGGTGCTCTCGGACAGTACGCCCTTGGGCGATATCAACGCCAACCTGCCGAGGTTTGTCTGGCAGGAACAAGGCGAACCATTCGGACTCGGTAAGGGCACCTTGTCCGAATCGGATCATCGCCTGCGCCGGGTGGAAGTACTGGAGCGCTTTTATGCCCAGCATCCAGGCCATGCGACGGTTCCGACCCCGAGCCTGCGTAGTCAGCGAGAAAGCCGCGTCGTCCATCGGGTATCTGCCCGCGCCGATGCGGCGTTGGGCGTGCTGCGTCTGGGGGATGTGCGACCTGTCCGGGACGTCTTGTCCCTGATGCGGCTGTATAGCCTGATCCAGGCGCCGCTGCCTGATCCCGTGGGTTTCAGTCCACGTCTGTACCAACGGGCGCAAGTGGTGCTCTCCGAGGTGAAGTTGGGCGAAGTGAACAGCCGTACCCCGCGCCGCGCCCTTTATCGCACCCGGCCTCTGCCCCGGCTGGGCGATCTCACCCTGGGTGACAGTGCCGAGATCGAGTGGCGGCCACTGACAGAGATGCAAATTTGCATCTCTGGTTTCACCCACGCCACGCCCTATGTTTTTGACGACGCCCGTCCGAGCCTGTTGCGCCTGCTGACCCGTAGCGCTGAAGCCGGCGCCGTTTCACAGGTTTCTCCCGCACGGGTGCCGGTCCTCAGTGTCCGCGCGGCCTGGCAAGGACAGACCTGGACCGGGGTGCGCTGGCCGGCTTCGAGCTGGACCGATACCCGCGAGTTGATTGGCAGCGCCCACACCTCGCACGCCTGATTCCTCTACCGCATTTATTTCCTGGAGCACCCGATGGCCATCCTGACTGCCAGCGGTCGCGCAGCCCTTGCCGCCGCGATCAAAGAACAAACCCTGCACCTCGCTCTGGGCGAGGGCGACCCACTGTGGGACACCACTAAGGCGATCAGCACCCCGTTTGATGAGGCGGGGGTGATCGAGCTGGGCTTTACGCACCTGGCCGACATCCGTGTCACCTCGCTCGATGACCAGACCGAGTACCTGCTCGATGTCGACTACAGCGCCAATGCCCGAGAGGGCGTGATCCGGCGTCTGCCGGATAGCAGCATCCCCGAACAGGGCGATGTCACCGTCCACTTCAAGGTGGAACACCCGCCCGAGCCGATTGGCCAGACCGCGCTCTTGCGCGAGGTGGGGCGCCGGGTGGTCGATGAAGTGCACTTCGTTGCCGCTGACCCGGAGGGCGAGATCGTGGTGCCGACCGGGCGCTATCGACTCGTCACGGAGCCGACGAATCACCTCTTCATCCGGGTGCGCTTCGACTTCGAGGATGCCGCGACCAGCGTGGTACGCGAGCAAGGCCTCTTCGTCAGCACCCAGACCGACCCCGAGTTACCCCTCGGACAGAAATTTTTCATTCCGGCCCAGATCACGGATGCCGGAATGCTTCTCGTGCTGCAGAACTCGGTGCCCATCGTGCGCCAGCCTTCGACCCGCGAGACCTTCGAATTTGTCGTCACGTTTTAAGCGAGGCCACCCATGATCGAGCGTTACTACAACCTGTTTGACCCGGCCAAGCACTACACCCAGCTGCTGTTTCGCGCCGGAGATGGCCTGCAATCCCGAGAGTTGAACGAGATCCAGACCACGCTGATGCACCGCCTGCAGGGTGTCGCCGATGCCTTGCTCAAGGATGGGGACATCGTCAGCGGCGCCAACCTGCAGATCGAGGCCGATACGGGGCTGGTCACGCTGGAAACGGGTCGCGTCTATTTGCGCGGGGCGGTGCGTGAGGTGCCGGCTGCCAGCTTCACCGTACCGGTCGATGGTCGCGTGGCTGTCGGCGTGCGCTTTTCTACCCGCACGGTCACCGAACTGGAAGACCCCAGCCTGCGCGAGCCCGCTGTCGGCGTGCGCAACTACCAGGAGCCCGGCGCCGGCCGTCTGCAGGAGACGCTCGCCTGGGGCTGGGAAGGCGCAGGGACCAGTGACGGTCAGCCCGGCGACTTCCATGCCGTTTATGCGCTCGACAACGGCATTCTCGAGAACCGCCGCCAGCCACCCGTGCTCGATGGGGTGATTTCGAGCCTCGCGCGCTACGACTATGACGCCAACGGCCACTATGTGACCGAGGGACTGGGCGTTCGATTTCTCACGACCGATGGCCAAGAGCACATCTTTTCTGTGGCGGAGGGGCGCGCCAACATCGATGGCTTCAAGGTCGAGCGCACCCAGTCCCAGCGCCTGCGGCTGCCCATCGATCCGGATCTACAGCGCGTCTCCAGCGAGCCGCAGATCTTCAATGATGCGGGCGATGGCTCGATGGTCGTCACCATCAACCGGCCACCGCTGGCGCAGGTGCTCGACATCAGGGTCACCCAACAGAAGACCGAGACGGTGGCGCACGGTGCCTTTACTGGTAGCCGCGATGTGCTGACCGAGCCGACGGTCGTCGCCGTGCTGGAGGTCAAACAAGGCGGTACTAGCTACGCGCAAGGCACCGACTACAAGGTCGTAGGCGATGAGATCGACTGGTCGCCCGGCGGCGCGGAACCCGCCCCCGGATCGAGCTACCAGGTCACTTACCAGTACATCGCCAGCCTCACCCCAACGAACCTGACCGATACCGGCTTCAAGGTGACTGGTGTGGTGCAGGGCTCGACGATGTACATCGACTACCAGTGGAAGCTGCCGCGCGTCGATGTGCTGGCGCTCACGGCCGACGGTCAGGTCGAACGCATCAAGGGCATCAGTCAGGTGCGCAATCCCGTCGCGCCGACCGTGCCAGCTTCGCGCCTGGCCCTGGCCGAGATTGCCTACGACTGGCGCAGTGGCTCGGAACCCGTTGTGCGCAACGTGGCGATCCGCACCATCAAGGTCTCGGAACTCACGGCGATGCAGCGCCAGATCGCCGATCTTTACGATCTGATGGCCCTGGAACACCTGCGGGTCGATGCCAACATCCGCGAGCCCGCTGCCAAGAAGGGCCTCTTCGTCGACAACTTTCTGGATGACGACCTTCGTGACCAGGGCGTGGCCCAGACCGGCGCGATTGTGGCTGGCGTCCTCACCTTGCCGATCACAGCCAGTGCGCAGCACGCGAAGGAGAACAGCAACGCCCTCATCACGCTCGACTACACCCTGACGCCGGTGATCGAGCAGCTGGCTCGCACGGGCTCGATGAAGATCAATCCGTATCAGGCCTTCGAGCCGGTGCCGGCCCGGGTAACACTCAATCCGGCGGTGGACCAGTTCACGGTCACCAACACCACTTGGGCCTCGGATGTCACCGAGCGCCTGATCACTGGCAGCGGTGTGCTTGAGCAGGTGGTTGAAACCCGGCGCTCGGAACAGGTGCTGGCGTCCTCGAGCGAGGAAGCGCAGTTTCTGCGTGCGTTGCAGGTGACCTATCGGGTGGAAGGTTTCGGCCCCAGTGAAGCCTTGGCACAACTGCGTTTTGATGGCATCGGGATCAGCCAGCCTGCGGGCACGGCGGCCAATGCGGCGGGGCTCCTCACCGGCAGCTTTCAGATTCCGCAGGCGATTCCGGCGGGGGCGAAGCTGGTGGAGTTTCTTGGGGCGGGTGGCAGCTACGGGTCGGCGACCTACGTCGGGCGCGGCCAGATCGTCACCGAAACCCGTCGTCGCATCCTCACCACCGTGGTGCGCCGCTGGGACCCGCTGGCCCAGACCTTCACGCTGCCCGAGCGTCGCACTATCGGTGGGCTGGAGCTGTGGTTCTCCACCAAAGGGGGATCAGCGCCGGTCGTCGTGCAGATCCGTGAAACTCAGGTCGGAATGCCCACCACGACGGTGCTGACCGAGGGTCGATTGCTGGCCTCCGAGATCAAGACCGATGGCAATGCAACCCGCATCACCCTCGACCCGGTTGCGCTGGAAGCCAACCGCGAGTACGCCCTCGTCGTGCTCACCGACGACGCCAATCACGCCATATCGGTGGCTGAACTGGGTAAGTACGACCCGCGCACCGGCTGGGTCACCGCGCAGCCCTACCAGATCGGCGTGCTCCTCTCGTCCTCCAACGGTATCACCTGGACGCCACACCAGACCCAGGACCTGACGTTTCGATTGCTGGGGTGCCGCTTCACGCAGCAGTCCAAGACGGTCTCGCTGGGCCAGTACACGGTGACCCATCTGTCGGACGTGATGGCGCTCGCGGGTGTGGAGCGTCCGGCTTCCGGCACCGACGTGCAGTTCCTGGTGACTGATGCGCAAGGGCGGATCTACACCCTGTCGGAAGACCAGGGGTTGGCGCTGTCAGAAAAGCTCTCGGGCAATCTGGCGGTGTCGGCCAGGCTGACGGGCACCGAAGTCGCCAGCCCGATCCTCTATCCCGGCACCCAGCTGGTGTTCGGCACCCTGGAAGCCGCAGGCGACTACCTGTCGCGCGCCATTCCCGCCGCCGCCACTTTCAATGTCTCGGTCACTTTCGATGCGCTCACCCCCGGCACGTCCAGTGTCACGGTGCAGGCTGAGTCCGGCACGCCAGGCAGTTTTACAGACCTGGCGCTGGACAAGGGCGTGGAAGTGGGCAACGGCTGGGTCGAGCGCACCTACAAGGCCACGGGCCTGGTGGGTGTCGGTGCCGACCGCACCACGCGGGTGAAGTTGTCGTTATTGGGCTCACCCCAGTACCGACCCTTCGTGCGCCGCCTGCGCGTGATCGTCACTTGAGGGAGGTAAGCCATGGATGACGAACGCACCTCGGTGCTGCGCTTGCCCTTGCCGCACCCCGACCACCTGCTGGTCGACGATGTACTGCGCCTGCGCGAGGCCTTGGTGGCCGTTGACGCCGGCTTCGGTGCGCAACGCGCCGAGGTGCAGGCCGCCATGGTTCAGACGCGCAGCGAGGTGAACACCGTGCTGGAGGCCACCACCACGGCGGTGGCTGATGCGCTCGATGAAGTCAGTATGGACCTCACCGGCCAGCTGCGCCGCCTGCGCCTGAATCAGCTTCTCCACTTAAACCTGTATTGAATCAGGAGGCCCTATGGCAGTGACCCTTGCCTTACAAACCCAGATCACGGCCTTGCAAGCCCGTATCGATGCGGTCGCCGCGAATGCCAGCCCCGAAGATGTCGTGATGCTGGCCAAGGCCATCGAGGCGATTGCCGGCCAGGCGACGGTGTTCGATGTGATCGCCTACGGCGATGCGCAAAAGAGCGCGCTCGCCCACGCCTTGACCCAGGCGCTGGCAGCGCTGGAGGCCCAGCTCGCCACCGCCAGCAGCCAACTGGGCGACACCGCCCAGGTGCAACTCGCACAGATCGTCGCCCAGGCGCAAGCCCTGCGCGCCGAGTTCGACGCCGCCCTGCAAACCTTCGCGGCCTTCGAGGGCGCCACCGCCGCCACGCCGGGCAGTCTCGGTATGGTGCCCGCACCGCCCGCGAGCCTCTCGCGCCAGTTCCTGCGCAACGACGGCCAGTGGGCCGACACGCCCAACCTGCCGGTGGGCGCTTTTGCCTTCGTGCAACCGCAGCTGCTGGGCACCGACTGGCTGCTGGCCGATGGCGGCGTGGCCAAGATCGCGGATTTTCCGGTCCTGGCCGCGACCCAGCAGCAACAGCGCAACACCGTGCACCTGGTCCATGCCACCGGCGCCACGGTGGTGACGGCGGACTATGCGGGTTCCGGCCTGAACCAGCTCCACTACGATCCGGACACCGGCCACGTCGTGACCCTGGGCTCAGCGGGGATCGCGTACAGCCTGGACCGGGTCAACTTCACGCTGATCGCCCGCTCGATGCCCTCGGGCTACGCCAACCCAGTGCTGCGCAATGGCGTGCTGGCGTTTCACGGGCAGACGACGTCGGGCAACTACGGCTGGCACATTGGGCGCATCAATGGCGCGACCTTCACGCCGCTGGGCAATGCCGGGCCGGCGGTGAACACGTCGCAGAGCTATCGCAGCTGCGCCGTGGCCGGCGACCAGATTTTGTTGAACGTGCATCGCAGCAGCGACTCGCGCTCGGAACTGCACCGGATCGATACCGTCAGCCAGACGATCACCCGGTGCAGTTTGCCCGAGGTCGGGGAGGCGGATTTCTACTATCCCACCTCGCGTTTTCTGCGCATCGGGGGCACGACCTTCTTTGCTGCCTACCTGGCCAACCCGAGTCGCTACCGCCTGTTCTACTCCGAGGACAACGGTCGCACCTGGGCCATCGCCACCGATGCAGCCACCGGCCAGCCCCTGGACGCAAGCGGCATCGCTTCCGACAACGTCGATGAGGGCTGTCACAACGCCCGCCATGGCGAGCGCCGCTGCGATGTGCTGGCAGATCGCGCCATCTTGCTGCGCAGCAACGGCGATGGCGGCTGGACTTCGCTCAATGGCAAGCAATGGACGGCGTTCTCGTATCTGCCGGCCGAGTACCCGCTGGGCATCACCCATGAGAACGGGGCCTGGTACCTGGGCCATCGCCGGGGGCTGATCAAGACCGAAGACTTTGTCAGCTTCACGGCGGTTGCCACCCCCTTGTCGGTGTTTGGCAGCAGCAGCTACAGCGAATTCATGGCGGCCTGGGCCACCCCGGGGTGTCTGGTGGTGGCCACCCAGCAACTGTCCTATAGCACGAGCTCAGGCACGATGCGGGTGCGTTACAGCCGCGATGGGGGCGCCACCTGGACCGTCGCCTACGACTACACCTCCTCGGTCAGCGGCGCGCAGATCCGCTTCAACCGGGACCTGAACTACATCCCCTTTCGGTGCACCGAGAGCGCGACCGAGATCTACCGCTACATCAGTACCGAGCCGGGCTTGGTGGGGCATGGCGTGGCCCAAGGGTTCTCCACCAACAACGGCATCTGGGAAGTGGGCCGGGGCGATGCCTTTGTCACGCTCACCCACAACACCAGCGGGGTGCGGCTGTCGGCCGCCCGCAACTATGACCCGGCCACCGAGTTTCGGCTGCCCACGGCGCCAACCTTGGCGGGCTTCACCCTCAACCACGCGTCAGGGCAGACCCTGCGCTATGCCATCAGGGGGCGCTGATGAACGAGACCAGACACGCATTTGAGATTCAAGCGGACCAGACGCTGGGCCGGGCGATCACACTGGCGGCGGGAGAGCCGGCGCCGCCCGACTACACCTTTCTGGCGCCGCCTGAGCAGGACCCGGGCAGCGTGGTGCTGTGGACGGGCAATGGCTGGCAGGTCGTCAGCTCCGAGAGCACCGTGCAGACGCTGCAAACGCAAAGCCGGTACGAAACCGCTCAGCAATTGGCCAGCGCCCTGATCGGCCGTGTGGATGACGAACGCGATACCCGCATTGCCCAAGGCAAACCCCACACCTTTCCGGATGGGCTGAGCGGCACTGTGCAGCTGCGCAATGAGCGCGACACCGGCAACGTCAATGCCGTGGCGACCTCGGGCACCGCGCTGGTCATTGCCGGGGATGCGCAGGCGCGTGTGGGGTTTCGGGATGCCGAGGATGTCACGCATCCCTTGAGCGGCGAAGAGGCGGTGGCCTTTGGCTTGGCGGTGATGGCTTGGGTATCGGCGCATTACGCCGCTGCCTGGGCGCACAAGGATGCGATCCGCTTGCTGGCCGAGGGTGCCGATCTTGCCGCCTTGGCGGACTACGACCTCCAGAGCGGCTGGCCGCAAGCGCAGGATGAGCAGGCAGCGCCATGAGGGCAGCCCTCCTGCACCGTCTGTCGATGCTCGGGCTGTGGGGACTGTGCCAGGTCGCGGCCATCGTCGCCTCGCTCTGGATGCTCATCGCCGCCTTGGTTGGAAGCAGGCGGGCCTGGACGATTGCCGTCGCGCACGACCAGCTGGCCAATGCGGCCTTTGGCGGGCACGAGGACGAAACGCTCTCCAGCCGCGCCGGCAAAGCTGCACGTGAGGGCAAGTGCTGGGCCTGCGTCTTCTGTCGGCTGCTGGATCGGTTTGACCCCAACCACTGCGAGAAGGCCATTGAGCCTAACGAAGGCAAGCCGATGAGCTGAACGACGCGCACGCAATTCACCCCATCTTTTATTCCGCCAATTGGCGGATTTTTGTTTTCTGGAGAACCGCTATGGCAGACCATTTCCTGCACGGCATCGAACTTGTCGAGATCGAAGAGGGCGGGCGCACTGTGCGCACCGTCAAGTCCTCGGTCATTGGCCTGGTGGGCACCGCGCCCCAGGCGTCCACCGCCCGCACTGCTGCTCTGACGCTGGGCCAGGGCGAGGCGGCACTGACCTTTACGGCCAAGGCCTCGGGTGCGCTGGGCAACACCCTGCGCGTACAGATCCGCGCCGCCACCGAACCGGAGGCGCCGTTGGCCGTAGCCCTGGACACCCGCAGCCCGGGCACCACCCTGATCCAGGTGACCCTGGCCACCGATCTCGACGGTGCGCGCATCAGCACGGCCGCTGAAGTCGCCCAGGCCTTGATGGCCGAACCGACGATTGCTGAGCGCATCAGCGTCACGGTCGGCGGCGAGGGCACGGGCGTCGTCGCCGCCACCCTCGGTTCGCGCGGCCTGGACGGCGGTATGGACGAGCCATATCCGTTCAATGTCCCGGTGCTGGTCAATAACCGCCGCCTGGCCGCCCACCTGGGTGATGCCGGCACTCTGCCCCAGGCGATCCGGGCCATCCAGGACCAGGCCTCGCCCTTTGTCTATGTGGTGCGTGTCCCCGAAGGGGCGACGCTGGATGAGACGATGAATGCTGTGATCGGTGGGCTCGATCCAGCGACCGGGCAACTCGCCGGTATTGCGGCATTGCAAGAAACGCGCAGCGAGATGAAGTCGCGCATCCTCATCGCCCCGGGGTTCAGCCAGCACAAGGCCGTGGCCGATGCGCTGATTGCAGTGGCCCAGAAGACCCGAGCGATTGCGGTGATCGATGGCCCGAATACCAACGACGAAGCGGCCATCGACTACCGCGCCCAGTTTGGCAGTGACCGCGCCTATATCGTCGATCCCTGGCTGGTGGTGCGCGCCCGCGATGGGAGTGAACTGATGGAGCCGCCCTCGGCCCGGGTGGCCGGGCTGATCGCCCAATCCGATGCCGAGCGCGGCTTCTGGTTCAGCCCGTCCAACCAGGTGGTGACCGGCGTGCTGCGCACTGCGCGTCCGGTGTCCTGGGCGATCAACGATCCCAACACCCAGGCCAATTACTTGAACGAGTTCTCGGTGGCGACCTTTGTGTCCCATGACGGCATCCGCCTGTGGGGCAACCGCACCTGCGCCACGGACAGCCGCTGGGCCTTCCTGTCGGTGCGGCGCACCGCCGACATGATCAACGAGTCGCTGGTCAAAGCGCACCTGTGGGCGGTGGATCGCAACATCACCCGCACCTACGTCGAGGAAGTGACCGAGATGGTGAACGCCTACCTGCGCCAGTTGAAGGCCCAGGCGGCAATCCTCGGTGGGCGCTGCTGGGCCGACCCTGAGCTCAACACCGCGCAGGCCATTGCCGACGGGCGGGTGTACTTCGACTTTGATTTCACAGCGCCGTACCCGGCCGAGCACATCGTGTTTCGCTCGCACCTGGTGGGCGACTACCTTGAGGAGATTCTGTAATGGCCATCGAACTACCCCACGTCTTGAAGAACATGAACCTCTTTGTCGATGGCCGGGGTTACGCCGGGCGGGTCGACGAGATCAAGCTGCCCAAGCTCACCCTGAAGACCGAGGAGCACCGGGCTGGAGGCATGGACATCCCGGTTGAGCTCGAACTGGGCATGGACAAGCTCGAAGCGGAGCTCACCATCTCCGACTTCGATCCAGAAGTCTTCAAGCTCTTTGGGCTGCTGGACTCCACCCGCTCCCAGATCACCCTGCGCGGGGCAATTCAGGCCCAGGGCACGGTGGCGCGTCCCGTGATTGTGAATCTCGCGGGCGGTTGCAAGGAGATCGAGGCCAGCGCCTGGAAGCCCGGTGACAAGAGCACGCTCACGCTACAGGTGGCGGCGCACTACTACAAGCTCACCATCGGAGATGAAGAGCTCGTCGAGATCGATGCCGTGAACCTCGTGCGCAAGGTCGGCGGGGTCGATCAGATGGCAGAGATTCGGGCCGCGATTGGCGTTTGATCACACAACCAGGAGACCCCCCATGAAACCCATCCCCGAACGCATTACCCTGAATTTCCCCATTGAGCACGACGGTCTGCCAATCAAGGAGATCGCCTTGCGCCGTCCCACCGTGGGTGACCACCTGGCCGCGCAGAAGTCGGCCGGCACGGACGCCGAGCGCGAGATCCGGCTGATTGCCAACCTGGCTGAGTTGCCGCCAGCGGCGATCCACCAGCTGGACATGAAGGACTACGCCCAACTGCAGAAGGTGCTGGGCGGTTTTTTGCAGTGAATCCGGGTGAGCTCTCCGCCCTCGTGGTGGAACTCGCCCTCTACACCCACTGGCCTCGATCCGAACTGCTCGCCCTGGAGGTGAGTGAGTTGGTCGAGGCCTTGTCGTTGGCGCGACGGCTGTCGTCTGCGACGGTCACATCCTGATTTTTTCGTTGCCCGAGGTAAGCCATGGCCACTGCGCATCCTGTTCAGATCAGTATCGGTGCCACGCTGGCGGCTTCCTTGGGGTCGGCGGTACGCGGTGCCCAAGCGCAGTTGAACCAGCTGGGCTCCACGATGGCCGAACTGGGCAACCGGCAGTCGGGCATCCGCCAGCTGGAAACCCTTCGGGCTCAGGCCCGGGATGCGGCACTTGCCATGCGCGCCGCGCAGCAGAAGGTTTCCGAGCTGGAGGCCAACATCGCGGGCCAGGGTGGCGCCCCCAGTGCCCGACAGGCTCGTGAGCTCGAACGCGCGCGTGCGGCAGCGACGCGGGCCGAAGAGGCCTACCGTCGCCAGCGGGGAGCGGTGGATGAACTCTCGGGATCGCTACACCGAGCAGGGGTCAACACCCGCGCCCTGGGCAGCGAGTCTGCGCGCCTTGGCAGCCAGCTGGAGACACTCCGATCCCGCACCGAAGCCCTGACACGGGCGCAACAGGCACAGGCCCGCAACCTGGAGAGCCGCAGCGCCTACCGTGCCCAGATGATGGATGCGGTGGCTTTGGGCGGTGCTCTCTATGGCCTGGTGCAACCGGCTGTCCAGTTTGAGTCGGTGATGGCCGACGTCAAGAAGGTGGTCAATTTCGACACGCCCGAGCAGTTCGGGCAGATGAGCAAAGATGTGCTCTTGATGTCGACCCGCATCCCGATGGCCGCTGACGGCATTGGTGCCATCGTCGCGGCTGCCGGTCAGGCCGGCATCGCCCGCGAGGAGTTGCTGCGCTTTGCCGAGGACGCCGCCAAGATGGGCGTGGCCTTTGATCTGTCGGGTCAGCAGGCGGGGGCTGCGATGACGGGCCTGCGCTCGATCTTCGGGCTCACGCAAGACGAGGTGGTCAAACTCGGGGACGCCATCAACCACCTGTCCAACAATATGGATGCCAAGGCATCCGACTTGTTGAACATCGCCAACCGCGCCGGATCGACGGCGAAGCTGTTTGGCCTGTCCGGGGCGCAACTGAATGCCCTGGGTGCAACCTTCCTCGCATTGAAGACGCCACCCGAGGTGGCGGCCACCGGCATCAACGCTTTGCTGATGAAGCTGGCGACCGCCGACAAACAGAACGAGCGATTCCAGCAGGGTCTGCAGGACATCGGGCTGTCGGCCGAGGTCATGAAGCAGATGATCGAGCGTGATGCGCAGGGTGCGCTGACCACCTTCCTGCGGCAGGTGAAGAACGCGCCCGATCTGATGGGCACCTTGTCCGATCTCTTCGGCATGGAGTACGCCGATGACATCGCCAAGCTGGTGGGCTCGATGGACACCTACGAGAAGGCGGTGGGTTTGGTGGCCGATCAGACCGCCTACGCCGGCTCGATGCAGGCCGAATATGAGGCGCGCTCGGCTACCACGGCCAACAATCTGCAGCTCCTCAAGAACCAGATGAGCCGGCTGGGCATTACGGTGGGCAATGCGCTGCTGCCGGCCTTGAACAACTTGGTGGGCGCGCTGATGGGTCCCATCGACAGCCTGGCCAATCTCGCCGAACGGTTTCCTGTCGTTACGCAAGTGGTGGTGGGCACCGTTGGTGCCGTGCTGGGCCTGAAGGTGGCCACCATCGCACTGGGCTATGCCTGGACCTTCGTGAAGGGGCCGATCCTCGGTGCCCAGGTGGCGTTTCAGTCGGCCCGGGCCGGTCTGGCGCTACTGCAAGTGCAGGCTGCCACGACTGGGGCGAGCGCCGGCATTCTGTCGGTCGCCTGGAGCCGCATTCGGACTGGCGCCCTGGGTCTGATCGCCCCGATCAAGTCGGCGGCGCTGGCCTTTTGGTCGATGTTGCCGGCCATCGGTGCCACCACCGCAGCCTTGCTCGCCAACCCGATCACCTGGATCGTGGCCGGCATTGGGGTAGCCGTCGCCGGTCTGGCCTTGGTGATCCGCAAATACTGGGACCCGATTGCCGCTTACGTCGGCGGTGTGTTCGAAGGCATTCGATCGGCCATGCAGCCGGCCATCACCAGTCTCTCCACAGCACTGGCATCGCTGGCGCCGATTGGGCAGGCGGTGGCTTCCGTGTTCGGTTTCATCGCCGATGGCGTGAGCCGGGTGGTCGGCTGGATCGGTCAGCTGCTCGCGCCCGTGACGCTTTCCACGGATGCGTTCAACAGCCTGTCCGCATCTGGACAATCTCTCGGGTCGGTGATCGGTGGCGTGTTGAGCACGGCTTTCACGGTGCTGACCTTGCCGATTCGTGCGGTGGGCACGCTGGTGGGGTGGGTGATCGAGGGTTTTACGGCCCTGGTCTCCTTCTCGCCCTTGGCTTTGATCAGTGCGGCCTGGCAGCCGGTTTCGGGCTTCTTAGGTGGCCTGTGGGGCAGCGTGGTCAGTGGGGCGCAGTCGGCCTGGCAGCAACTGGCCGCTGTGCTGAGTTCGCCCAGCCCACTGCAGGCGCTGCAGTCGGTGATGGGGTCGATGCTGAGTGCGCTCGGTAGCCTGCCGGGCCAGTTCATGAGTCTCGGCAGCGCGATGCTGCAAGGCCTCGCCCAAGGCGTGCGCAGTGCCGCAGAGCAGGCCGTCGCCGCAGTCGGTGAAGTGGCCGCAGGGGTGCGTGACCGCTTCAAGGCGATGCTCGGCATCCACAGTCCGTCGCGGGTGTTTGCTGCGCTGGGCGGTGCGCTGTCGCTCGGCCTGGCGCAAGGGGTGGCTGCCGCCGGGCCGGCGGTGGTGAATGAAGTCGGGCAACTCGCGCAGTCGCTGCAGGCCGTGCCGTTGTCGCTGGCCAACCCTGACGTGGTATCGCCAGCACAGGGGCTGCGGCTGCCCTCACCGGAGCGTCCGTCGCTGGGGTTGGCGCTGCCTACTCAGAGCGATGTGCCCGCACCAACGCTGCGGTCGGTGTGGGAGGGCACGCCTGCACTGCAACTGCCATCGGTCAAAGATGAGCCTGGCGATGCGGTGGCTCCGGTGCGTGCCCAGCCCGTACCGGCAAACGAGCCGCCCGGAGCCGTGGCGCCTGGGGTGACGCCCATGACTGTGGCCACACCGCCAACTGTGCCGTCCGTGCCGGGTACGCCTGCAGCTCCAGGTGCGCCCTCGATCCATTTCGCCCCGCAGATCACCATCCACGCGCCCCCGGGCAGCGACCCGCAGGCCTTGGCCGATCTGCTCGACAGTCGGCTGCGCAGCCTGATCCGCGACGCCTTGCGCGGCTCCAGCGCGGCATTGCACGACTGATCCTCTTCTGCCCTGAGTTTCATTTCCTGTTCAGGAGGTTCGCCATGGCCGAACGCGTGATGTTGGCCTTGGGGCCGTTTCGTTTCGAGATGGGGCACGCGACCTACCAGAGCCTGGCCATGAGCCAGTCCTGGCGCTGGCCTGAGCAGGCGCGCATCGGGCGCGAACCCGCGCTGCAGTTCACTGGCCGTGAGCCCGCGGAGATTCGGCTCCAGGGTGTGCTGTTTCCCGGGTTCGACGCCGGTCTGGCGCAGGTGGAAGAAATGCGCGAACTGGCCGACCGGGGTGAGCCCTTGCAACTGGTCGATGGCCTGGGCCGGGTGTGGGGCGCGTGGGTGATCGTCGAGGTGGGCGACACCCGTAGCGTGCTGATGGACGACGGCCAGCCGCGCCGGGTGGGGTTTGAGGTGAAGCTCAAGGCCTACGGTGAGGATGAGACCGTCACCGATTACTCGGGCGGCTGGAGTCCATTCGCCGTGTTGTCGGTCGTCGATTCGGTGCTTACCGATCCCATCGGCGCGATTGATGACCTGCTCGGATTGTTGCCCGGCTTGCTGGAAGAAACGGGCACCGCCAGTGAAGTCACTTCCGTGGCCTCGGTCCATACCGCCTTGAAGGAACTGCTCTCGACCTTTGGCGCCAGCCTCAATGGCCTGCACAGCCAGCTGATGTCGGCTGGCCTCACGATCCCCGCCATCGATCCGCTGGTGCAGCAGGTGATCACGGCGGCCAACGCCCCGCTGACTTCATCTGCTGCACTGGGCGCGCAGATCACCACCTTGCTCACCGCGATCAATGCGCTGTGGACCACCGCCAGTCAGATCCAGGCACGCACCGACCCCGTGCTTTACAGCCAGCAACACAGCGAGATTGCGGGCGAGCTCATCGCCTTGCTGGAAAAAGCCCACACCGCACTGGTTTGGTTGCAGGAGGCCTTGCCATGAGCCGTAAATCGTTCGATGCCCAAGTGCTCACCGCTCGCGAGGGCGAGATGCTCGATGCGCTGGTCTGGCGGCACTACGGCCGCCTCGATGTGCTGCCGCTGGTGCTGGAAGCCAACCGCCAATTGGCACGGCTGCCGGTAGCGCAGATGCTGCGTTTGCCTGCGGGCACCCCCGTCTTTCTGCCAGCGCTCAACGATCAGCCCGTGCTGCCGCTGGTGCGGATCTGGTCGTAGAGGAGGAAAGCGATGCAACCCACCTTCCTGATCCTGGCCGACCGCACCGACATCACCCGTGCCGTGGCCGACCGCCTGTTGGAGTTGGTGGTCACCGACGAGGCCGGTCTGTCGTCCGATACGCTGCGCCTGACGCTCGACGACCGCCGCCGCGCCGATGGCGCCATCGCCCAGTTGCCCAAGATCGGCACCGTGCTGGAAGTATCGCTGTCCTATGCCGGCCGATCCTGGGTGGCGATGGGCAAGTTCATCGTCGACGAGATTGAGATCCGCTCGCCGCCGGCCACGCTCTCCGTCTCAGCCAAAGCCGCCGACATGGTCGGACCGTTCCGCAGCCCCAAGACGCGCTCCTGGGAGGAGACAACGCTCGGGGCTTTGGTCGAGTCTGTTGCGGCCGAGCATCGGTACCAGGCCAAGATCGATCCCGAACTCGGTGCCATCCAGATCCCACATCTGGACCAGACGTCCGAGTCGGACATGGCACTGTTGACGCGCTTGGCCGCCAAGCACGATGCGGTGGCTAAACCCGTAGCCGGTTTCCTCGTACTCGCCCGACAGGGAGCAGCCAAGACTGTCACTGGTCAGGTATTGCCGACGTTGCGACTGGAGCCCGAGCAGCTGGCGCAGTGGCGCTACCAGCACAGTGCGCGCAAACCCGCCGGCACCGGCAGCGCACAAGGCGAAAACGGTCAGTCGCCTCCGCAGGTCAGCACCGGCGGCACCAAGGCGTACTGGTGGGACTTCGAGAAGGGCGAGCGCCGTGAAGTGACCACCGGCCAGCCGCCGTTCGAGGAGATCCGCTACGTCCATGCCACCGAAGCGGAAGCGAAGGCCGCAGCGGCCACCCGCAAGAACACCGGCGAGCGGGGACAAGGCGAGCTGTCGTTCAGCCTGCCGGGTGACCCGAGGCTGGCGGCAGAAGGCCGGCTGTCCATCAATCTGCGCCCGGGCATCCCCACCGACTGGCGCATCAAGCGCGTCGAGCACCGCCTGGGTAGCCAGGGCTACACGACGCAGGTCGAGTGCGAGCGCTTCACCGCCGCCCCCGTTCCCATCACTGCAACCGAGTAAGGAGGCCACCGTGCCAGACAAAGATCCTTCGACCTACGGCCTGATCACCTATCTGTGGGTGACCGGTCTGGCCGCCTGGGGTGGCCTCGTCAATTTCTATCGCAAGGTGAAGTCCGGCGAGACCCGGGCTTTCAACGTTGTGGAGCTCATCGGCGAGATCGCCACCTCGGCGTTTGCCGGGCTCATCACCTTCTGGCTGTGCGAGGCCGCGCAGTTCAATCCCCTGGTCACCGCTGCGCTGGTCGGTATCTCCGGCCACATGGGTAGCCAGGCCATCTACCAACTGGAGCGCTGGGCGCAGACGCGCTTGGGTAATTCCACCAGCAAGGAGCGGTCATGAACCCCATCGACACCATCCTCGACGAGATCATCCGCCGTGAAGGCGGCTACGTGAACCATCCTGCCGACCGGGGCGGGCCGACGAACTTCGGCATCACCGCACAGACGCTGGGCAGCTGGCGCAAGCTCGGTCGCCCTGCCACCGCTGCTGAAGTGCAGGCGCTGACGAAAACGGAAGCCCGTGCCATCTACCGTCAGCAGTACATCACCGGCCCCGGGTTCGATGCCATCACGCATCCGGCGCTGATGCATCTGCTGGTCGATGCTGGCGTGCATTCCGGGCCGAAGCGGGCGGTGCAGTGGTTGCAGACGGCGCTCGGCGTGACGGCTGATGGGGTGATCGGCCCCAAGACCCGAGCTGCACTGGCTGCCGCCGACCAAGGTGTGCTCTACGGCAAGGTGCTGGGCCAGCGATTGCGCCACCTCGGTCGGCTGATCACCCACGATCCCAAGCAGTCGGCCTTTGCCGCTGGCTGGATGAACCGGATGGCGGAATTTGTGGAGGACACGGTATGACCCCGATCCTCACCACCTTGGCACCGGGCCTGCTCGAAGCCGGCAGTCGGCTGATCGACCGCTTGGTGCCCGATCCTGCCGAGCGCGAAAAGGCCAAGCTCGCACTGCTGCAGGCGGAAGGGCAACTGGCGCTGCAGGAGATGCAGACCAGCCTGTCGGCGATCCTGGCTGAGGCCAATTCGGCCGATCCCTGGACCAGCCGGGCACGTCCGACCTTCCTGTACGTGATCTACGGGGTGATCCTGCTGTGCGTGATGGGCGCCATCATCGGCATCTGGTGGCCGATGCACGTATTCCAGGCAGCGGAGAACCTGAACAAGCTGCTGGGCGCGGTACCCGAGAGTCTGTGGTGGCTCTTCGGTGCCGGCTACCTGGGCTACACCGGGGCGCGCAGCTTCGACAAGTGGCGTGGGCCGGCACGCTGACCGGTGTTGCCGAGCACGACAATCTGAAACGACGATCCCCCGATCTCACTGCCTTCACAGGTGGTGGGGTCGGGGGATTTTTGCGTTTGGGGCTTCTCGTGGGTTTAAAAATTTGTTAGGATATGCGTTCATTTAAACCAAACCCAAGGAGGCGTC